GGGGGCGCATGGACGACGACGGGGTCGTCATCACGAACACGATCGAGCAGCTCGACCGCCTCCTCCGGGACCGGGCAGGGTACCACGACGAGGACTTCGACGCGACGTCGTTCGCGGCGGCGCGGGCGCGGGCCGCGTCGATGGGCTGGGAGACGGCCTGGGTCTTCGCCGACGACCGGCAGGTCCAGGACTGGGTCACGGAGATGCTCTTCAACGTCATGGGGTACTGGCGCGTCTCCGGCGCGGCGCAGCTTCAGGTGACGCTCGACCCCGGCGGGGCGTTCTCGAGGTCGGAGATCGTCGAGTCGATCGTCGCCGCCCGGGACTGCCTCGACGGCGACGACGGGGTGGAGTTCGTCGCCGATCGGACGAACCTCGTCAACAAGCTCGTGGCCTACTTCCTCTACTCCTGGTCGGAGGGCGCCCCCGCCTCGCGACTCGTCGCGCTCGAGGACGCCGCCTCGATTCACGCGTACGAGGAGGTCCGGAAGTCCGTGACCCTCAGGGGCATCCGGGACGACGCGCTCCTCTCGTCGTGGGGGGAGATCGTCTTCGAGCGGCAGTCGTTCAGGGAGCGGGTCGAGGGGGCGACGCTCGCGTTCAGCGTGACGGGGAGCAAGATGGTTCACGCGACGGTCGGCGACGTCTTCGCCTTCTCCTGGCCCTACGGCCCGCGCCGCGAGCGGGGGAACCCATATGTCAACGAGGTCCTCCGGGTCCTCACGATCACACAGGACGCGGCGCGAGGGGGGGCGACGAGCATCACGGCGGTCGACACGGGCGAGTTCGTCGCCGACGGGGAGGGGGCGCGCCTCCTCACCCCTCTCGCGCTCTAGCGGTCGCCCCGTATCCAGATCGCAGACCCGATGAGGGCAGCCGCCAGGGCGTAGAACTCCGCTGCGTAGTCCGGCTGCTTCATGGCCGCGGCGTACGTCCCCAGGATCATGCAGACTACATTTGCCACGAGGAGCATTTTGGAGATCATCTCTCTCCTTTCACTCGGGACCCCTAGTCGGGGCCGTCTCCGGGGTAGAAGTCTTCACACGGGCCGCGTGTGGACCGTACATTAGGGTCCTAGTAGGGCTCCGGGGGGCCGAAACCCCCTTAGAGGGGGCCTCCTAGGGGGCCGGGAGGGGCCTAGAGGACGACTTTCTAGGGCCTCCCGACCCGCCTAGGGGCCTCCCCCCGCTCCGACGGGCCTACTTCGACGCGAGCCCCTTCCGCTTCACGAAGTCCCAGAGCTTCTTCGTCATCTCGGACGGCGCGACGTCGGACGACCCCATCACGTCCTCGATCGACTCCTTGACGCCCTTAAAATTGATGCTGTAGCCCCCGAACGGGACCTTCTTGGCCTTGGCCATGATCTATCACCCCCTCCCCGGTGATGCATCGAAGGTACTTCGAGACTACTCTTCCATCCGCGTCCCTCCCAGCGCGGCGGCGCGGCGGCGCTGATCCTCTGTGAATGCGGCGCGGAGATAGGCATTGAGCGACTCGTCGCTGAAGGGTCCTGCCTGCTCGCGTATCGCCTGCGCGAAGGCGTTGAGATGCACGCGCTGGTGTGACTGAGACGACAGCGCGCCCCAGAGTTCCGCTTCCGCAGCGATCTCTTCTCGCACCGCCCGCTCCCGCGCCTGCGCGTAGGCGTCGATCCACTCCCCGCCGCACACGTCACAGAGATAATATCGATGCGCCTCGCAACGGCGGTCTCGTAGCGCCATGATCTTATTGGCAAGGCACTCACTCGGCAATTTCCCCACCGCCTCCGGGGTCGGGCTGGTCATGGATCACACCGGAGGCACCTACGCCCCTCGTCTTTGTACAAACTTCTCCAGAACAACCAAAAGTGGTAGCACCTTTTCTTCATAACTCCTCCTTCCGCCAGGGCAGGTCGTCGAGGGCCTTTCTTGCCTGCCGAAGTTGTCCAAGGTAAATCTCCGACGGCGGATCGTCCACATACTCATCGCTGTCGCACCAGGCCTCTCCGTTTGCTTTGATCTTCGCGTCGAAGTAACGAGACCTAGAGACAAACGGTTCTAGCGCCTCCTCCAGCGGCCCCACCCACGAGGCGACGAGGGTGGCGAGGGCGTAGCTCCCATGCGCCACACCACACTGGCAGCACGGTATCTGGTCCAGCGTCCGCTGCACCGCCGTAAGGAGGGCGGGATCGAGCGGGGTCATGGGCGGGAAGCCTTCGCCTGTGGGGCAGAAAGGCAGGTCGAGCATGAGTACGTCTTGAGTGTCGGGCGTGACTTCCGCGTAATCCACTCCTCATGTCCGCAATCCAGCTCAAGACACCACCGCCTCGGATTCAGCGGAGATACATCAATGCGTATTACCCTAGACATTCGTCTCCTCCCTCTGGCGACGGGCCCACGCGCCCGCCGCTCAACGCCGAGCATTTCTTCGCGGGCAGCGTGGAGCGCGATAAGGCCGCAGGTCAGGAGGCCCTCGACATCTTGGAGGCGCCCTCCCCAGCCCGGATAAGCACGGGAAATGTCTCCTAACGCCCCCCGAATCTCAGCGATCCGAGAGCGCGCCTCTTCAACCAATGCGCTCAATGGCAAGGAGAAATCCGTGCCGTAAATGGGGTGCTCTCGTGCGTGCGCTGCTCTCTTTTCGCGCCCCGCCGGTGTCCAGTGCCCACACGACGGACAACTATCTGGTTCGCTCATCCCCGCTCCTCCCACAGCGCAGAGAGGCAGATGATCGCGCCGAGCAGGGAGAGCCACATGGCCAGCCAGCCGCCGCCGTGATCGGCCCACACGGCTCCCGCGAGGGCGACGACGAGCCCGAGCCACCACCTCATCTCTCCCCCTCCTTGTTCCTAACTATCGGCCCGCGCTCGCGCACCCGCTCCGCGAGGTAGGCCCGGTTCCGCCGGACCCGGTCGAACCCCTCCGCCGAGGGCCAGTCCCTCCGGTGGTACTGATGAAAGACGCACGCCCGCTCGTCGGGGAGCCACTCGACCGGGACGCCGCTCCATCCGGCGCGGAGCACCATATCGTTGTCCTCGCCGCCCCAAACCTCGTACGCCTCGTCGAACCCCCCGACCCTCATGAACCAGAGGCGCGGGACGATCATCGCAGCGCCCTCCCCGACGCTCGGGTGCGCCGTCGACGCCTCGAAGAGGGCCTCGTCCGAGGGCGGGTGCGCCATCCACCAGAGCCCGAGGTCCGCCGTCGTCGCTGGGTCGAGGTCCCGGGACGGCGTGAGGTAGAGCTTCGCGCGGTCGGGATCGGCAGCTCCGGGGGCGTTCAGGAGGTCCCCGACGACCTCGAACCACCTCGCGGAGAAGAGCATGTCGGCGTCGGTGAAGACGAGCGCGGTCGTCTGAGTTAGGTCGCCGAGCGAGAGGGACTCGGCGGCGACGTTGAGGGCGTGGCTCCGAGACCAGACCTCGCGCGGGGCGTCGACGACGCGGACCGCGAAGTCCCGCCCGATCTCCCTGACCGCCCGGGAGTGACGGCTCCCGAGGTCCGCGAGGACCACCGGCGCGTCCGTGTACTTCCGGATGCTCCCGAGGCAGCGTACGAGGTGATCCAGATACCAGTCCTTCCATCCGAGGCAGAACGAGCCGGGGAAGAGCATCCGAGACCTCCTCTCGTCGCGGCGCCACTCCGGACAGGGGCAGTGCCGGCAATAGTCTTCTGAAGAGAGGCCGCGTGAGTGATCGTAATAGTCGTGACCGCAGAGGCAGATACCCCACTTCATCGAGACGGCTCCGGCCTTGGCTTCGTGAGCTCGCGGAGCTCCCGGAGCGACGGCTGAATGTTCTCGACCCTCCCCGTTCCCGTGTGCCTGCTCCTCGCGTCGTACTGGTCGACCCTCCCCGTCTTCGGGTCGATGATCACGTGACCCGTCCGCCGCCCCCTCGCGTCGAACTGCTCGACCCGGATCGGCTCCCGCCGCTCCTCCGAGGATGAGAGTGGGATAGGTCGAGGGACGACGATGCTGAGCGCCAGTACTGCTCCACTGAGAAAGAAGAAGATAGACTTCATATCACTGCCTCCTCCCATGCTTCGCGAGGATCAGGGCGTACATGCCGTCGATGGCCTCCTTCATTCCAGGGTTGGCGGAGCAGAAGATCGCGACGCCCTCCGCCATAGTGGCCATGAGCCCGTTGCTCTTCCACGACGTCTGCGGCCCCTTCTCCCCGAAGACCGTCACGACCGTGAGGTGACTGATGATCGGGCTCGGCTCCTTGATCTGCTCGTCGCGGTAGAAGTACGACCCCTCCCGCCGCGTGAGACTGAGGACCTCCCCGTCAGGCTCGGTCATCTCGTCCCCTCCATCCTCTTCTGGAAGTCGGCGACTATGGCCACCTTCGTCGCGCGGACGATCGCCCGGAGGACCTCCTCCGCGCTCTCCCGCGATAGACTGAGGGACGCCCAGATGTCGTCAGGCATCGGGCCCGGAAGCTCGGGCTCCTCGGCGACACGTGAGATCGCCGCCGTCAAGACTCGCGTCTCCCGGAGCTTCAGAGCGGCAAGGAGTCGCTCGCGGTGCCACTGGCACGTGTACCCGCTCGCCGTCCCGGTCTCGTCCGACGTCTTGCACGAGCATCGTATTGTACCGTCCTCCACCTTTACCTTGAGCTCCTCCGTCATACCGAACCTCCTCGATGATCACTACAGAGTACGTCGTCCCGCGAGAGCATGAGTGAGGGGAAGAGTTCAAAGAACGCGAACCGCAGGGAGCAGCGAATGCACCACCTCCTCCTCTTCGTCACGGCTTCGGGACCGAGCCGGGCTGCGCGAGGACGACCTGCCGCTGCATCTCCGAGAGGGTCTGCAGCGTCCGCTCGACCGCGGAGCGGACGAGGAAGTCGTCGCCGAGCTTCCGGAAGATGTCGTGGAGGACCGGGAGCCCTATCCCCGGCGCGCTGATCCTGTAGGTGTCCGGCTTCCCCTGCTCCTGCGTGACGCGGACCTCTACGGTGAACTCGCTCATACCCCACCCCCCGCCTCTCGGGCTCTCCTCGACCGGAGCGGGTCGACGATCTCCACCCTAGCCGGGGCGAAGCCCTGCTGGCACGATATGACGTGCACGATCTCCCTCAGTGTCTGGACGTTCTTCCCCCCGACGCCGATGAGGATCGCCGCGTCGCGCGGGTCCTCGATCACGATCAGGAACGTCGTGACGCTTCGGTCCAGGACGTGCTGATGCGGCACCTCCCTGACCTCGACCCGGACCTTCTCCGGGTAGCGCGCGACGAGCGCGACGAACCCCTCGATGAACTCCCTCGTCCTCTCCTGCCCGGACGATTTCTCCATAGCGCGCTACTCCTTTCGTCGAGTTACGGCTGGAGCTCCTAGGCGTCGACGCTTCCAAGCACGCTTCATAGAAGCGCGAGCTTCTAGAGTCTTTGGTATACCAGTTAGAGCTAGAGATACCTTAGCTCCGAAGCCGGCTGGTTTCTTTCTTCCTAGATGTTCATGAGAACTATGACATGGTATACAGAGTACCTCCCCGTTTTTTATGCTATACTGTAGATCCGGTCGCTCTAGTACCGAGATAATGTGATGTACTTGTAGCTTCTTCCCCCATAGATTCTTCTTCTGACAGCGTTGGCAGCTCCTACCGTCTCTAGCGATTACACCATCCCTCCACGCCCTGTACTTCTTAGTATTCCGATGCCGATCTCGTGTAACTTCCTGTAGGCTAGGCTTCGCGAGATATGCATGCGCATATAAAATAGCGTCTGCTTGGTGCTGCACTAGAGTATTGTCCCCTGTATATTGAATAGCATAGCTTAGAACACCTTCCTTCGGAACTACTCCAGAACCGAGCACGATCTTCCTTGCCTGGGACGACCCTACCATAGACCAACCTACTATACTTCTCTGGTTCTTTCCTGTTGACCACATCTTAATAGCACCGATCCATTGGGCGATGATATAGAGGAACGGTCTTTCAATAGAGAGAACGTCAACTGGAAAGAGGCGTGTAAGTCTAGAAAATATTTTACCAAGCTTTCGATATTCCATCTGTTCCGAGCGACACTCTCTAAAATCTATTACTCCTGTCTCGAGGACCTTTCCCGTTTCATTTACTACCGCGTAGCCCCCGAGGTACTTTCCCGGAACATCAATGCCAAGTACAATCGTCGGCTCGTCTAGCGCGGATATCCACTGAGTAATCACGACGCGGCCCGGTCCCACGCGGTCCGGAACATCGAGTCGTCGCGCACCGCGTCGGCGCCGCTCCGCTTCCTAACCGCGATGTACACGAGCATATTTATGACACCCTCCCAGTACGGGTAGTCGGACCACCTCTCCGAGAGGGCCGGGCGCCGGGACGCGACCCCGGGGCTCCCCCACCGGCGCCACGCCGCCTCCGCGTGAAGGAGGGCCGGGAGCCGGTCGCCGAGGCGCGTCATGGGGGGCATCACGACAGTGCTCGTGGACTCGTGCACAATCCTGTAGGCGAGGTCCTCCTCGGAGACGTAGTAGTGGAGCGACGCGACGTAGCAGACAAACGCCCCGCACCGGACGCCGAGATCCGCGGCGACCCACTCCTGGATCATCGTCAGGAGGAAGACGTCGTAGGGGAAGACCATCGCGACGTTCTGACTCCTGAGGACCGTGTGGACCTCGAGCGCCCCGTCTCGGACGAGCCACTGCATACTCACCAGGCATGGGATGTCCCTCGAGAAGTCGAGATCGTAGAGGTCAGACTCCGTGTCCATGACGAGCGTGACGGCGCGCCGCGACGAGGGGTCCCCGGCCAGGAGGGAGATAATGAAGCCGAACTGCTCGAGGAGCCTCGGCCCGTACGCTCCGTGAAGTGTACTCCCATCGTCGGAGAACCTCCCGGCGTTCGGGTTATAGTACGCGAGCGGCGAGACGCCCTCGCCCCCGCCGAGGAAGTAGAGGAAGTTCCCGATGCAGAACGCGCTGTTCAGCGGCCTTGCCTGACTCGAGATGTACCGGGCGCGGGGTTCCGTGAGGACGAGCTTCACCCCCCGGACCTCCCGGGTCTCGATCCCCCGCGACGGGGAGCCGCCCGACGTCACCGGGGCGACGACCTCACCCTCGCTCGAGACGAGCGCCACGGCGTCGTGCCAGAGGCTCCCGGCGTCCGATCGTACGAGGACCTGCGTGCCGTACCTAGTCGACATGGATCGAGCTCCCCTCCTTGGTCTTGACGACGTGAATGACGTGATCGGAGGGATACGAGAGCAGCTTCGCATTCTGCGAGATCACGAAGACGCTCCCGACCTCCCGGCGCTGCTGCGTGAGGAACTCTATCACCTGCTCGGTCCCGGTCTCGTCGAAGTGCTCGAAGACCTCGTCGTAGAGCGCGAGCGAGAAGTGACTCTGGTGTAGCTCTCGGACCACGTCCTGGAGGGCGAGGACCAGGCAGAGGTCGACGCGCTGCTTCTCGCCGGAGCTGAGGTCGTCGTAGCAGTCCGCGCCGTGCTCGTTCCTCACCTCGAACTCGATCTCGTCCCGGACCTCGCCGGACTTCAGCGTCCGGTAGGAGTGGAAGACGAGCCCGAGCTCCCCGGCCGTGAGGCTCTCTGCGTACGCCGCGAGGCGCCCGCCTATGAAGGCGTCGTACTCCCGGAGGAGGAGCGCCTTGAGGCCCCGGTGCCCGAACCCTTCGACCCAGAACTCGCGGAGCGCGACCGCGTCCCGGAGCGAGACCTCGTCCTTCGCCAGGCGCGCATCCTCGTCCGCGAGCGAGGCGAGGCGCTCCCCGAGGTCGTCGAGTGCCGTACGGATGTACCGCTCCTCCGTGAGCTCCTCGTCCCACCGCCTCGCCTTGATCCGCTCGAGGACCTTCACGCATCGCTCCCGGAGGTTCTCGTAGTTCCCGGCGATGTCGACCGACGGCCAACACTCGAGGACATGCCCGAGGACCCTGACGTGCGCGAGCTGCTCCTCCCTCGTCGTGAAGAGCGGGAGCATCTCGGTCTCGAAGTACGAGCGTATCTCGTCCTCGGCGCCCTTCATGGCGCGGCGGCAGACGGGGCAGGACTCGAGCTCGAGCGTCTCGTCCGCCTGCCTCCTCAACCTCGCGAGCTGCGCCTCTGTCGCGTCGAGCTGCTGCGTGATCCGCGTCCGCAGCGCCACGATCCTCGTCGAGTCGTCCACGAGCTGACTCTCGGCGTGCCGCTCCTCGTACGCCCGGAGGTACGCCCGGACGAGCTGGTCCAGCTCTCCGTAGAGGGCGCGCTGTTCACCGAGGAGCCCCGTCTCCTTCGTCGACTGCTCCTGAAGCATCGCGTGGTACTTCTCCTCGAGCGCCGTCCGCTCCGTCTCGAGGCTCCCGATGCTCGCCGTGATCGCGATCCGCCGCTCCTCGGCCCTCTGGAGTCCCCCGAGCTCTTCCTTCAGCTCCGACTCGACGACCCTCCGCCTCTGCCCGAAGAACGTCAGGTCCAGGAGCTCATCGAAGAGCTGCTTCCTCGGCACGTCGCTCTGCCCCCCGAACCTCCTGTTATCCGAGACCCCGAAGAGGATCGTGCTCTGAAACCCCTGAAACGATAGACCGAGGAGCCGCGCGACCTGCTCCCCGGTTCCGAGTCTCTGACGCTCCTCGCCGACCAGTTCGAAGAGCTCCCAGGACCGGGTCCGCCCGCTCTGCTCCCGCTTCGCCACGTACCCGGTCGTCCCGACGTGAAAGTACGTCTCGACGACGGCCCTGTCGGAGTGCTTGTTGACGTACCGCTCCCCCGTCGTCCCCCTGAGGATCTTGTCGTAGAGGCTCCATGCGATTGCATCTGTAATTGCTGTCTTTCCCGCACCGTTCGACGAGGCCATCCGCGAGACCCGGTTCTCGCCGACGATGAAGACGAGGCCCTGGCGCGCCAGGGGGACCTCGTACCGACCGATGAAGGGCATGAAGTTCTCGATCACGACGGCGTCGAGCTCGATGCTCACAGGTCCGTGTCCTCCATGAACGGGTACGTGCCTACCCTCATTGTCTCCACGAGGCGGGCGAGTACATCGCCGTGGCACGGAAGCGGAGAGCAGTAGCACCCGAGTCTCTTGTCCTTAAGTTCCGATAGGTCATGGAGGAGGTCTGGTCGACCGAGGATGTAGTTCTCGTACCTCGCGATAACCTCCTCGCGAGTCCCGTCGCGCCCGATCACGTGCGGGTTGCCCCACTTCGACGGTCGCCCGATGTAGACGTCGTACTCCTCCTGTCTTATATTGACCACCCTCATCTTGGAGCTCACTCCGACCTCCTCAGCGTCGCGATGCCGTACTCGTAGTACGGCTCCGCGAGATCACTCTGGACCTGCCTCTCGTTTATGTACTTTCTGACGAGGCTGTCGAAGCTCTCCGACTGGGGCTGCGGCGCCACCGGGACCTCGCGCTCTACCCTCGCGAGCCGGAGGTTGAGGTACCGCGGCCCAGCGTCCTCGAGGAGCCGGACGACCGCGGGGTCCAGGGGCTCGTTCGAGACGATCCGGACGAGGTTCCCGCGGATGAGTCCGCAGAGCTTCTCGATCTGCCGCTCGTTGACGAGCGGCCTCCCGAACGCGTAGGTGAGGAACGACGGCGACGGGATCTGGACCACCTTCACCTCCCCGGATGGGAGGACGTGAAGGAAGCCCTTGTCGGTCTCTAGCTCCCCGAAGTCCTTCGGGATCAGGGACCCGGGGTACCAGACCCCCCTGAGGTGCTGTCGCCTGTGGAGGTGCCCCGCGAAGATCTGCCCGAACCGCTTCGGCTGTATGATCGCGTCCGTCATCTTCGACTTTAGGACGTAGTCCGTCGGGCCTACGTGGGCCCCGTCCAGCTCTCCGTGGAAGAGGAGCATCTGATACTCCTTCCTCGGGAGGTCCTTGAGGAACTTCTGCACTCTCGCCTGATCGTAGAGCCATGGGACGTAGACGACTCTACCCGATTCCCAGATAGCAGGTTCCGTATTGACCTCTGCGAATGCATAATACGGGAGGATCGTAACTATCTCCTTCCGATCATCCTCTCTGTCGTGGTTACCGGCGAGAAACTCGAGGGTGGGCTTATTCTCTATATCAGAGTCATGGACGAAGTCGTAGAGCTTCTGCCAGAGGAGGTTGTAGGCATCCTGCGGGATGTTCTTCTTGAGGTGATAGACGTCCCCGAGCTGAATAATCCTGCTTACCTTATGCACTATGGCGTAGTTCAGGAGGAAGTCGATAGCTTTAAGAAAGTCCTGGAGTCTTCCATTTACGCCATTTACAGGCTCGCCACCTTCGAGCCAAGAATTACAGTGCCAATCAGCGGAACAGATACACCCACCCTCGTCCTTCTTCCTGACGTCTACCTTACTCGGCACCTCTCTAAGCCTCCCGGCAGCGCTCGAAGGCGCGGTTAAGGTACGACGTCTCCCGTCGGTACGATACGGGGAGGCCGGAGAAGTAGAAGTCCAGGAACGTCCCGGGGACCGCCTCGATCTTCGACATGTCTAGGACCGTCCGGGGCTGCCGGTACTCCGACTCCAGCCTCCCGATGTTCTCGACGTCGGCCCAGAGCTCGAGGAGGTTCCCGGTGAAGGAGCCGGACATGTACGCCTCCGCCGTCCGGAGGATGTACGCCGTCGGGTGGGTCCGCCCCGTGATCTTGAACGACGTGATCCCGAACTTCTCGTAGTACGTCCGCACCCACTGCGGGAGGATGAACCTCGCCCAGAGCCACTCGATGGGGGACATGATGCGCTCCCGGATGCAGTTCCCCATAGGGTAGCGCCCGAAGAGCCGCGTCTCGTCCTGGGAGAGGTCCAGGGCGTGGAGGTCGTAGCAGGGGTTCCGGTCGGGGCACTCGTAGATGCAGAACTCGTTGACGATGACCTCGAGCGCGAGGCCGAGCGCGCGGCCCACCTCGGAGAACGCGGCGAGCTTCTCGGCGTCCCGGTTGGCGAAGACGTCGAGGCAGATCTTCTGGATGCTCGGGCACCGCTCCCGGAGGAGCTCGAGCTGTCTCGGGTGCCGGAGCTGGAGGATCGTCGAGAGTTCGATGGGCATGGAGGGGGAGAGCGAGGAGACGATCTGGGCGACGAGCGGGTGCGCGACCGTTACCCGGACCACACCGATCTCCCCGAGGTACTCGAGGAAGCCGCCGATCTCCGCCTCCCGCTCCTTGAGCACTCGGGGGTCGACCGACGACGTGTTGATCGTGTAGTTGAGTCCGATGCCAAGCTCGTTCGCCTCCTCGACGTACGCCGCGAGGAACTCCCTGTCCCCGTCCTGAAGCCTGAACCCCGGCCTCGCCGTCCCGATCGGGTTGACGCTCGGGAGGCTCCCGTAGAGTTCCGTGATCCTCCACTGCTGTTCTGGATACTTGGCGTTCAGGACGCCGAGGCCGCTGAGGAGGTCGTAGTCGAAGTTGCATCCGCACTTGTAGCTCATCGGGTAGGTAATCATTACCCCCTCCTATAACGGCTATAATCTCCGAAGACCCAGCCGACGGCGAAGAAGGTGATCCAGAGTATGATCCACTCGATCGTATCAAGTGAAATCGTAATTGCAATACACTTCGACGACATCATCAGTCTCCTCCATCCAGTGGCATGGAACTCCTCGTGGCCGCGAAGTCCTTCATGACCGTCGCGAGCTGGTAGCGCTGGCAGAACTTGAGGAACCCCTCCCACGAGCCCCTCGGCGCGGGAGCGTCGACGTCCCCGAGGAGCGGGAGCTGTATGACGACGGCGGCGTAGAGGCAGACGAGCTTGAAGTTCCGCGCCAGGAGGCGCCGGATCTCCACCGTCCTGTACGGCTCGACGTCGAGGATGATCTCGGAGAGGTGCTCGATCTCCCCGGACCTTATCGTCTCCGGGAACTCGAGGAGACGCGCCAGCACCCTCGCCTTCTCCTCTCCGAGCCTCGGGATTGCGGGCGGTATGGAGTCTCCGGGGTCGCCCTTGATGACCTTGAACGCGAGGTGGTGATCGGGGTCGTCGAACCCCGTGAGCCGCTTGAAGTTGAGGTGATTATAGCACCCCTTAGTCCTCGGGTCGTAGATCTGGACGTCCTCCCTGATGAGCTGCCAGAAGTCGTGGTCCGTCGACGCTATCGTGACAGGGCGGGCTACGCGCGCCATCGAGAAGAGCGCCACGAGGTCGTCGCCCTCGACGCCTTCGACCTTCACCTCCGCGACGCCGAGCGCCGCGAGGCCCCCGTGGAAGATCTCGAGCTGCTCCGAGAGGTCCCGGTAGTCGGCCTCCGTCATCGTCCCGCGCCGCTTCCCGTCCCTCCCGAGCTTGTAGGTCGGGAGGAGCCGCTGCCTAAACGCAGACCGGGAGTCCCACGTCATCACGATCCGCTCCGGCTCGAACATCCGGACCTGACGGAAGAGCTCCAGGAACGAGCCGTGAATCAGGCTCGTCCGCTCCCCACCCTCGGCAGCGAGGTGACGGGGATAGGCGAGGAAGTTCCGCATGATAAGATTGCGGCCATCCACAATGAGAGTCTTCGTCTTCATAGCAAGACCTTCCAGATATCCCCAGTAATAGGTGGAATCCAGATGTCAGCGGCGTCGATCTTCCGCCTCCCGCTCACGAAGCTCCGGATGACCTCCCGGCACCCCGCCTCGGATCGAGCGGGGAGGGCGGCGTGACAGAGCTTCGCGGACCGGTAGTAGGTCAGGTTCTTCTGATAGACGCGCGACGCGTAGGTCGCCGCGACGTGAAGCTCCGCCTCGGTCCACCTCCTCTTCCCGAGGACCTGCGGGCTCCGGGTCTTCATACCTCAGAGGTCCCTGACCTGCCGGAAGTAGTCCGGCCAGAGTCTGGCACGCGTCTGGCGCGGGATGCCGAGCGAGAGCATCGAGCGGGCGAGCGCGAGCTTCCGGCCGACATACTTCCTGTACTGATCCGAGAGGTTGCGCCTGGCATACCCCTCCCCAAACGGAAGCGCCTCGCACGCACCGTCCTTCATGAGGCAGGGGGTACGATGAATAACGCAGGACGTAACCTCCTGCCCCTTCTTGTTGAACCCGTAGCTGAAGTGCACCTCGTACTCCGAATCGCCGAGAATCATAGACAGTCCCTCCATTTTCTAAGATCTGGGATGGAGTAGAACACCAGCTTCCCGGTCTTCTCCGCGTAGGCGACCTCCTGATCCGACCCCCACGACTCACCGGGGAGGCGAAGGACGGCGTCGCAGACGTCGATCCATGCGTAGTCGAACGGGAGGAAGTACCCGTAGATGTCGTCCTTCGGGCTAATCATATTCCAGAGCGCCTGGAGCTGCGGGAGGAACGGGACGATCCCCTCCGCCATAAGCTCATCCGCGGCCTTGACGGCGGAGTGAATCCCACGCTCGAGGCCGGACCTCATCGGCCCGGCGACGTAGACGCGGAAGACACGCTTCTTACTCATGATCTTCGAGGATCTCGGGGTGCTTCTCGAGCACCTCCTCGACCTCGTACCACTGGAACCGATCCCCCCCGTACTCGAAGAGATCGGAGTCGCCGACACGCTTGATCCGTTCCTCGTCCGCGAGGAGGTCGGCGAAGCCGCTCCAGGGGACGAGGCCGTCCGTGAAGTTGATGATGACCTCGCACTTCTGGAACGGCGCCCCGACCTTATTCTTGACGACCTCGACGCGGGCGCGTCCAGCTATGGGGATGCCGTGGTCGAAGATCTTCACCTTGTGCCCCTTGTAGAGTGCGCCCTGCGAGATCCGGATACGCTGCGACGTGTGAAACCCCATCGCCTCGCCCCCGGACGTGGTCTCGGGGTTCCCGAACATCACGCCGATCTTCTGCCGCGTCTGATTGATCACGACGAAGATCGTCCGCTCCCGGGCCACGAGGCGCGTAAGGCGCCGGAGCCACGCGGAGATCGCCTTCGCCTTCGTCATGTCCGCCTTGGTGAAGTCCTCCATCTCGTGCTTCGTCGAGGTCGCCGCGAGCGAGTCGAGGCCGACCACGAAGAGCACGTCGTCGTCGAGCCGACGGAGGACGGTGCACGCGTCCCAGACCTCCTGGAACGCGTCCTCCACCGTGTCCGGCTCGTTGTGGAGCAGGGCCCTGAGGTTGATCCCAATCCGCGTCGCGAAGTCCTCGTCGAACGTCGCCTCCGAGTCCTTGATATTGCCCAGGCCCCCGAGGGCCTGGGCCTGAGCGATCGCCTCGTGCAAGAGCACCGACTTCCCCGAGGAGTACGGCCCGAAGATCTCCACGGTCCTCCCTACCGGCAGGCCCCCGCCGAGTATGCGGTCGAGGGCCTTGTTCCCAGAAGATATGAACTCCTTCTTGCGGCTCGTCCGGACGTGCTCCGAGTAGATCTGCACCGGGTCCGGTGGTAGCTTCACCCCCCGCTTCTTCCTGTCGGCCGCGAGCTTCTCCAGCTCCGCGACGAGCTTCGCCGCGAGCTGCTCTACGTCGCGCTTCCCCATGGCCTCTCCTGCCTCCTAGTCTCGAAGGATGAACCTCGATAATGCGACGAGCAGGTCCACATCCCGCTCAGCGGCGAGCGCGCCCTCGCGGCTCCGGCTCCGGCTCGCGCCGACCACCCCTCGCGGCACCGGACTGGTTCTTGAGTCGCTCCATCTCCTTCTCGGCGGCGTCGTCGTACTCGTCGCCGCGCACCCGGCGAGCCGTCGGCACCTCCCCCGGCTCCGACTCCCTACGGGAACCCCTCCGTGCAGGCGGCTCATCCGACTCGGGCTCAGGCTCACTCCGCGCCCCGCGCCTCGGCGCGCGCTCCTCCGGCTCCTCCTTCCCGCGATCGCGCGAGGCGGTCCGCTCGTCCCTCTCCTCCGCCGTCCTGGAATTGACGATCTCCATCGGGTCCTCGCCGTCGAGGACGCGGTTCAGCTCCTTCGTGGTGAAGAGGCGAACGCTGACGTACTCCTCGAGGTCGAGCATCTCCTTGACGACCCCCTCGTCCACGTCGGTGGGGTCCTTCTCGGGGTAGACCAGGTACTTGGTCTCCAGACCCTTCCCGGTCTTCTTGACGTTGAGGTCGTACCCCCCCTCGAGCTGATAGAGGTCCGGGTACTTCCCGGTGAGGTACTCCATGATCTGGTTGTAGATCATAGGCCCCATAGTCCAGAACCGGGGCTTCCCGTCGTCCTCGTCCACGGAGAGGGCCTGCGCAAGCCACCGCCCGCTAACCTCCATCTCCTTCGCCGCCGCCACCTCGCTCGCCTTCTTCGAGAGCTTCTTGACCTCGGCGACGTAGTCGCAGATCGGGCAGGGGGAGTCGGACATCTTCGTCTTCCCGTCCATCGAGAGGCAGAGCCGGGGGCAGTAGACGTTCCCCTTCTTCGACTCCCCGAGCTGAAAGTGCTGCCCGATGTAGATGTAGAACGGGTCGCCCTTCGTCAGCGGGGGGAGGAGGCGGACCATGTTCAGCCCGTCCTGCAGCGAGATCCAGTCCGCCTTCTCGCCGCCCCCGCTCCTCGCCTTCGCGCTCTGCTGATCCTCCTTGTACCTCGCCATGAGCTCGTCGTCGACGACGCCCAATCCGGTCTTCCGTCCGCGATCCTCGCGTGCCATGATCTACCGTCTCCTCTCGGGTTTGGTGCCGCGTTCACTCCGGAGCTGCTCCCTGTACTTCGCCTCCCTATCCTCCTTCTCGTGAATTCGCTCGGCGAGCCGTCCGGGATCGCCCCCGTCCATCTCCCGCCGCTTGTTACTCGCGATCGAGACCATAAGCTGCATCCGGTGCTCCAGGGCGTCCCGCATCCCGTCGAGCCGGTCGACCGTCCTGGCCATGTCGAGGTAGATAAGGTCCGCCTTGATATACTCCTGCTGCTGCGGGAAGTACGCCTTGACCGCGTCCCCCGTCGGCCTCTTCCCATCGGGACCGGGTGAGGCGAGGTACTCCAGGACGAGCTTACCCTCCACCTGCTCGCGCCGCGCCTTGAGGACCTCCCGCTCGTACTTCGCGTCCGCGTAGAGCTGCCCGATCCACGCCACCTTCGCCGCGTGCTGGGACATGTCCTCGTTGATGTTGACGATGTCTGTCTCGACGTAGGGGATCGGCTTCACCTTCCACGACGGGCGCCCGTCGAGCGGCGGGACCGTGATCTCGAGGTTCTTCGGGTCGAAGATCGTCTCCTTAGCCATTACTTATCCTCCATTTCTTCCTTCCAGCGTTTGAGAATCGTCTCGTGCTTCTCCGCGAAGACCCGGAGGTACTCGTGCGAGGTGATCTTGCCGTAGACGAAGAGGTTGAGCCAGTAGTTACCGATGTCGACGTGCTCCTCAAGCATCGCGTGGCGATCCAGTGTGGCGGGGGCGCGGTGGTCCTTCCAGTTCGTGGCGCGGTCGAGGAACTCGAAGACCTCGCTGCCGAGCGAGAGGACCTGCTGCTTGATGATCTCCGAGATCTCGGTCTCGGTGAGCTCCTCGAGCTCCTTGTGGTACTTCTTCCGCACGTAGATCCGCTGGAACTCTGTCTGCTTCTCGATGATATCGGACATCGTAAACATCATCTCTCAGAGTCCTTTCACTTCGACGACGACTTTAAGAGCGACTGCACGTAGCTCGCCTCGGGATAGACGACGGCTGCGAGCATGCTTCCGATGTTGAAGATGTAGACGAACCCGATGCCGAATACGACGATGGCGAGAACTGTAGACACAACCCAATAGAGCATAGCCGCTGCATCATGGTCACCGGGGAGGTCGTCAGCCTCCTTAGACTTCCTCAAGAATTTCAGGGCGGCGACTGAGAGCACGAAGACGATGACAGGCGTCAAGAGTAGGTCTAGGAGATTCTCTAGCCAGAACACCCGAACGAGCTGCGGCCAGAGCCGCTCTACTTGAAATCCTGCAAGGGATGCGAACTTCTCTAGTAACTCCACGACCTTATCCATTTTACGAGCCCCCTTTTCTTCCGACGATAGAGAGAACTGCGCTCGAGTAGACTACCCCGTTTTCCCCCCTTCCGCTAGGCGAAAATAGCCCCCGGGAGCCCCGTAAACGCCCCCGGGAGACGACTTAGGGCCCCGCCTAGGCTCCGGACCCTCGGTTATCCCCGGGCGGCTCCTCGCCGTTGAGGATTCGCTCCAGCTCCTCGGAGCCTAAGATCCGGGACTTGATGTAGACCTTGAGGTCCACGACGCTCGCGAGCGCCGCGTCGCTCACCGGCGACGCCCCCTCCTCCGGCGAGAGGACGTACGTCGTTGACCGCTCCTGCCTGCTCTTCTTGACCACGATGTTCTGCCCTTCATCTACATCGTAGAGGTCCGGGGAGCTCCCGGTGAGGAGCACGAGGAGCTGCTCGTAGACCGCGGGGCCGAAGCCCCAGAGGAGCGGGGTGTCGACGTCGTCGTCCAGGTCGAGGACCTGGCAGACCCACCGCGTCGTGACGCCGAGGTCTCGGGCGCGGCTCAGCTCGCTGCCACGGCGTGCGCTCCCCTTGACGAGGTCGGTGTACTCGCAGATGGGGCAGTCCCAGTCGGCGAGGGGGGTCCTCCCGTCGACCCCGAAGGTGAACCGGGGGCAGAAGACGCTCGTCCTCTGCCCCTCCCCGAGCTTGTAGTGCTGCCCCACGATGAAGTTGTACGGGTCGGTCTCCGCGTACGGGGGGAGAATCCTGATGACGTTGACTCCGTCCTGAAGCTGAAGCCAGTCCGGTCCGCCGGGGTTCCCCCTCGACTTCGACGCCTCGTAGTCCCTCCGGTACCTGGCGAGGAGCGCCGCGTCCGGCCTGTAGTCCGAGACCATCACTCATCCACCTCCTCGTCGTCGTGCCCGTCCCCGTTCTCACTCGGGACCCTCTTCGCGGGCGGCTTCTTCACGAAGAGGTCGCGCCAGGCGACGTGCCCGTAGCAGACCTCGAGGATGCGGAAGGACGGCGGGTAGATGATCTTGTCCCAGTAGTAGCGGTGGTCGTACGTCCCGTCGAAGTCGTCGGCGTGGACGGCGACGAGCGCCTTCGAGGCGTCCGTCACGATGTACGGGACCTTCATCCCGACGTAGTACTCGCCGCCCCTCGCCCGGAACGCCTCCGCGACCTTGACGTGCACGCCCTTCGTCTTATAGGTCTCGATTCCCTTCATGAGCCCCTTCGTGATCGTGATCTCGTCTCGCGTGAGGTCGTACCCGAGGACCCGCTCGCGCTGGTCGAGCATAAAGTCGAGGATCACCCGCACCTTCCTTCGGTCGCGGACGATCATCTCGATCAGGGTCTTCTGGACCTGCCTCGCGTACTCGATCCCGTCGGAGCGCATGCACTCGAGGCCCTTGACCTCGGTGAACGACGCCTCCTTCCCCTTGTACATCGTCATCAGCCCGGCGTACCGCTTCTTCCGCACGAAGAACATCCGGGAGAAGTAGTTCTCGTACTCCAGCTCCACGCGGAAGCGGTCCTCGGGGACGCCGAACTTCCGCCGGAGGTGCTCGCGGAGGTACTCATTGCACCGCTTCACGAAGTCCTCGCCCTCAGACGCCGGAAGTTTCACGTAGAGGCTGTCGGTATCACCGTAAAGCGGAGTAATTCCCTCACGCTCTGAGAATTCGAGGCTCTGCTTCAGGACGTACTGCCCTGAGAGCGTCACGGCCTCGGCGATCTTCGGGTTGAAGTACCTACTGCTAATACTCCCGAGATCACCATAGAAGCTGAGCCCGAGGCGCTTGAAGGCATATGCAAGTCTGTAATACAAAAGGAATAAGTCAGACCCAACGGGCTCCGCCGCCTGGAGCTCCTGGTAGACCTTCCGCTTCTCCCCCGTGTCCTGAAAGATGAGCGGGACGAACCCCGGGGTCTTGACGAGGAACTTCGCCCCGGTAGGGCACTCGATCCACTCGTCCCGCCCGAGGGACTTCGCCTGCTCGTCGGTGACGTACGTCTCCGGACTGATGTTGAACCCTATCATGACGCTCGGGTAGAGGGACTTGAAGTCGAGCGCCGCGACGTCGTCGAAAATCCCCGTCTTCGGGGAGAGGACGAAGCCGCCCTCGTACGCCTCCCACTCGTGCGACTTCTTGTACGCCGCCCGCCCCGCCTCGCCGAGCGCCCGGATCTTCTTCGACCGGAAGTGGATGCCGGTCTGTTTCCCACGCTTTAGGAGGAGGGAGTCGATCTTCGTCGCGATGTGGTAGTCCTTTGTAAAACTATTTCCAATTCTGCAGAACACCTGCTCGATCTTCGCGAACCCCATGTGCTCCTCGAGCTCCAGGAGGAGGCGGGCGTCCCAGCGGTTGTACTCCTCGAGGATGTCCGGGGCCTGCCGGTAGAGCTCCAGGAAGGAGGTGATCTTCAGGCCCCGCTCCTTCGCCATCTCCCGCCAGTCTAGCTTCTCCTTCTTGAGGATGTGCTTCGCGATGCTCTGGAGAGCGTACGACGTATTCACGGACGCCCCGCGCTGGAAGTATCGGCGCCAGACCCCGAGGAGGTCGATGATGTGGATCGTCTCCCAGCACGTGGCGCCCATCCGGAACTTCCGCATCCGCTGGCGGAGGATCGGGAAGTCGAAGTTGTTCCCGTTCCACGCGTACATGACGTCGATCCCCTCGATCACACGGATGAACTCGAAGAGCATCTCGCGCTCGGCCCGGTCGGTCTCCTTCTTCAGGAGCAGGAAGCCCCGCTCCGGCTTCCGCGTCCGGTCGGCCCAGATGATCTCCCACGCTATCGAGAGAATTCTCCGGTCCGCGAGGGTCTTCCAGTCCGTCAGGGGGACGGTGTCGTCCGTCTCGATGTCGACGAACATCTCATCGTAGACGTCGAGGATCTTGATGTCGTAGTCGGTCATGAAGCGGCGCATAGGCGTGAGGTCCGCCTCGAAGTGCTCGACGCCGAACGACTCGATCTCGTCGAGCATCGTCCGGAGGCGCTTGTCCTCCTTATACTTGTCGATGACCCTGTCGTCCCAGAGTGAGAGGTCACTCTCGAGGACGTGCTCGCGGAGCGCCCACGTCCGGACAACGTGTCGGTCCGCGTAGACCTGAGTCCACTCCTGGTTGACGTCGTCTGCCACGAGGCGGTGAAGGAGCCCCTCCCGCATCCACTTCGAGACGAAGGACCGGGGGATCTTCTCGACGAGGTCGCTGGTCCTGAGGTAGAAGTACCACTCGAAGTCCTTGATCGTCTCGAACCGCTTCCGGTTCTTCGCGTCCTTGTAGACGAGGACCACATCGGTCGCGTCCGTCCACGCGATGGAGTAGGCGCGGTCCTCGTTCCACGGTCGGCGCTCGAAGACGCTGCTCTTCGACTCCAGCGCTGCGATGACCTTCTTGTCCTCCTGATGCCGCTCCGTCTTCGCCTGATCCGCCCCTGACATCGTCTGCGTCCGGATGCCCGCCAGGACGACCGCGCGCCCGAGCGCGTCGACGACCTTCTGCCGGTTCATGAAGTCCTGCATGTTCCGGAGGAAGTAGCTCGGGTGGTAGAGCGGGATCACGATGCCGTGCTCCGTCTCGAACTCCCGCCCGACGACCTCGGCCATCGTGAGCTTCCGCGAGACCCCGAACGCCTGGGCGGCGGTCAGGCCCCAGGCGACGATGACACGGGGCTTGATAATCTCGAGCTGGGGGAGGAGCCACTTCTTCATGCAGGTCGCGACGGCGCCGTCGGGAGGCTTCGCGATCCCGCCCTTCTCGTTCCGACCGGGGAAGCACTTGGCGGTATTGTCTATCCAGAGCTGCGAGCGGGAGATCTCGACCGCCTTCCAGAGCTCGTCGTGGAGCTGCCCCGCCCTCCCGACGAACGGCTCCCCCCGCTTGTCCTCGTCCGGCCCCGGCGCCTCGCCGACGGACGCGATCCTCGCCTTCGGGTTCCCGATACCGAAGACAACCCTACTGCTCGTCTTCGAGCACTCGCACGCGGTGCATCGACTCACGACTTTATCTCCAATCTTATGAACTTGATAATCTTTTCAGAGTCTAAACTCTCCGCCCGGAGGACCGGGATGCCTCGTAGTGATATCTCCCGATACCTCTCCTCGTACTGCTCGACGACGAGCTTAACTCGGTTGAGCGTGTAGCGGTCGCGACAGCAGAGTCGTGCCTGGAGTCGTTCGAGGAGTACCTCCGGGGAGGCGGAGAGACCGATGATCCTGAGGTCGAGGAGCCACTCGGGGTAGAGGAGCCACGTTGGGTTCTCGACCCCGCGGATGCGGTTATAGACCACGGACGTGATCGTCGACCAGCGGTCGAAGACGTAGACCGACTCCGGGCGGTAGAGAGCCGTGAAGACCTCGTACCCGCGGGTCTCGGCACCGAGGGAGCAGTAGGACTCGTCGGTCGGGTGCCGGTGCGGGAACTGGATCCAGAACGTCCCCGGGGGGAAGACTCCAGCCTCGGAGCGGAGGAAGTCCACGACCGTCGACTTCCCGACGCCGTTCGGGCCTTCAATACAGAAGATCACTCTCCCCCTAGCCTTTCGATCAGCCTTTCGATTACTCCACGTGTACTTTTAATTATGACGCGTGGCTCCGGTGGAGGATAGATAGAGGGGGTGGAGGCGTCCCAGCGCTCCGTCTTCACGTACTCCCAGTTCGAGACGTCGCTCCCGGACTCGACGACGTAGCGCATGAGAAGCCCCGCGGCCACGGCGCGCGCCGCCAGCTCCGTCTCCTCCCGGAGAATAGCCAGGAAGCGGAGGTCCCCGGCGACGTGACGGTAGACGACGCGCCAGTTAGTCGGGTCCTTCATGCCTTATAGTCCTCGCGGATCTTCTCTATCTCCGGCCACGAGAGACGCTCTGAGTCCCACTTCCTGTCACAGCTCTGCCAGCACTGGTTACAGCTCTCGTAGGATCGGATCGTCGCCCGGACGGCGGGGTCGGCCCAGATCTCCTCGAGGGGGCGCTCGAGGACGTTCCCGAGGACCACGCCGAGGTTCTGACAGAGGAGCAGGCGCCCGTCCTGCATCACGAGTGGGTGATGGTAGATCCCCTGGCACGACGTCTTCCACCCACTCGCCCACGGCGTGTAGAGTGAGATGTACTTGTCCCGGTAGAGGTCCGCCACCTCGTAGTACGCCGGGACCGTACGCTCCGTGAACTTCGAGAAGATGTAGATGGCCGCCGCGTAGCCGACGCGGACGTCCACCCCGTAGTCGTTCGCGAAGGCGATGACCTTCTCTAGATCCTCCCGAGTGTTGTACTGGGAGACCGTGTAGGCGAACCGGAGGAACGTCTCTGGATGATGTTGCTTGATCCATGATATGATCTGGAAGATCTTGCCGAAGTTCCCCGGAGCCCCTCTGATCTCGTCGTGCTTCTTCCCGAAGGCGTCGACGGAGATAGAGAGGTTCGTGATCCCTCCGGCCTCCGCGTAGACCTGCTTGATGCGCTCCGGGAGGATGCCGTTCGAGAACATGTAGTACGGGTGCCCCCGCTGGTTGAGCCCACGCATGATCCGGAGGTACTCCGAGTGGATCGTGAACTCACCACCGAGGAGGACGAAGGCCACGTCCCTGAGGAGCGGGAGGTCGGCGAGCCTGAGGAGCTCGTCGGCGGGGAACTCGACGCGGCGCTTCTCCATCCAGATGTCGCACGTCTGGCACCCGGAGTTGCAGATCGACGTCGAGAAGACCGAGAGGTCGATGATCTCGAACGGATCGAGCGGCGTCCGGTCCGACCGGACCTGCGTCGCGCTGTGATGCGGCTCGTAGGTCATCTCACTTTCATCCTTTCATGACCTTGACGGTCCTGGCAAGGGCTTGGAGGGCTGGAATCATAGCGGCGATACTCGTCGCCGTCCTCTTCGACGACTCGGCGACGCGCGAGAGCGCGGGACCGAAGTTCTTCAGTGCACGTATCCTAGAGCGGTGCTCTACTCTCCGCTGCTTCGCGTTCATCCCTCAGCCCCCCTTCTCTAGGAGTCCCTCGATCTGCGGCTTCATTACCTTCCACGTCTCCTGGAACGACTCCCGTACCGCTCGAGTTTGGAGAAATTTAGGAGCGAAGTCGGACTCTCCCCTACTGAGGATTAACATCCTTGAGAGAGCGGTAGCGATCCCCTCTGCCGTCACGGGGTTCGGTATCCATACCGGCCATCCAGACGGAAGGAGTTCCCGGTAGCAGGGTGCGTCGAGGAGGACCGGGACGGCACCGGTGTACATCGCCTCCCGGACGCCCATACCCCCGTGCATATTGTCGTTCATCCCCACGACGATGTGGCTCCGCCGGAGGAGGTCGACGTACTGCCTCTGATCCCCCGGGTCGTCGAGGATCTCGACGTCGTGAAGGGAGAGGCCGTCCAGCTCCCGGGGGTTCTCCCGGAGGTAGCGCGTCGTGTCGGTGAACGCGATCCTCCTGGGCTTCTTGATGAGCCGCAGCGCCTGGACGAACTCCCTGTGGTGCGTGTAGTTGCTCGCCGACGCCCTGAAGACGAAGAGGAAGTCCATAGGGCGGCGCCCGGACGGCGGGAGGGAGAGGAGATAGTCTAGCTGCTCCCGATCGAAGGAGAGCGGCCACGTACTAGGAACGACCATGCTACCACTATCCCTCGTCTTACTTTTGACGTAACGAGCCATCACCTCGGATGGGACCGTGACGAGATCGCTGTGCAGCAGGCCGAGGTTTATAAGTGGGGTCATCCACGGCCAGGGCTCGCCGGTCGGGGCGACGGTGAACATACTTATCACCCTCGTCGCCGGGTAGAGATTCTTCAGGGGCCAGCCGATGAGCTCGTGCATGTTGAAGACGAGGTCGGCGCCGTTGAAGATGGGGTCCCAGTACCGGACGGGCCACGTCAGGCGTTGGAGCCTATTATTCGGGGGGATCTCGCACTCGACGATCCACTCTATCGGGACGACCGAGGAGAGGTCGTCCCCCCAGAGCCTAGAGTCTGGGGCGGCGAACCGGATCTTCTCGGTGAGTCCGTCGCGGAGGAGCTGCTCGCCGATGAACCTGAGCATCTTCGTGGAGCCGCAGCTCCGGAAGAGGAACTTCCCCGTCTCCTTGTTCTGCTGCGAGTAGAACGGGTAGAGGACGACGACGCGCTTGCTCATGACCTGCCTCCCCTAGAAGATTGAGAGAGATAAAAACAACGGGTATCCCGCACTTCCCCGTTGACTGTTCCCGAGGGGAACCTCACCGGAACGATTCCGGTGTGCCCTGTAGGTCCTGCCCCCACTTGTGGCAGTACGGGCCTCGGGTATTATATTCACCTCCGCGAGCCCTTCGAGCCGAAGAACGACGCCCAGCTCCCACCCTCGCGCGACGTGGACGGGATCTCCCCGAGCCGCGTCTCCCCGGGGTCGCCCCACTCGAGGGAGCAGATCGTCACGGGCTTCCCCAGCTCCCGGAGCGCGAAGGCCATCGACTCCTCATCGCGCCTGATCTCCGGGTCCTTCACCTCGGAGTCGAGCCAGAGCTCCACGCGCTCGAACCTCCCGCCCCCGAGGAGCTGGAGCTGTCCGGGGTGGATCTGCTTCCCGAAGACGGACGTGGCGTCCTCCCCGAGCCCGATGGCGTCGAAGACCCCCTCCGTGATCTGCAGCCTCTCGCTCGTACGGGCGGCGTCCCAGTTGAAGAGGAGGTTCGACGGGTGCTCCCTGATCTCCTCGTTCCTCGGGTTGAGGTACCGCGGCCCCCCGTAGCCGAAGAAGCGCCGGGCCAGGAAGTAGACCACATCGCCGTCCCGGACGACCGGGACGATGATCCTGTTCCGGTAGCGGCCGGAGGCGCAGTACCCCATCCGGTAGAGCATGAAGTCGGCCTCCGTGAGCCCCCTCCGCCTGAGGTACGCGACCCCGCGCTCACCGAGCACGGTCTCGCCCCGCTCCTCCCTCGGGTAGAACGGCACGTACTCGACGGGGAGGACCTCGACGGGGAGCGGTGAGTCCTGTCGGTCCGCGAAGAGCTCACCGTAGGAGCGGGGCTCGTAGCCCTGATAGCGGTTCGACCGGAGGATCTCCCACGCCTCGCGCTCCGTCACGCCCAGGTGGTCCCGGATGAGCGTGACGACCGTCGCGCCGCGTCCAGCCTCGCACTTGTAGCAGAAGTGCCGCTTCTTCTCGATGTTTATGTATAGCTTGAACTTCCCAGAACAATAGAAACAGTTAACGATCCGCTCGTCCCCGGAGCGCCGGACCTCGGGGAAGGAGTTCTCGACGTACTGATCGAGGTCGAACATTAGAGCGCCGTGACCTCCTCCCACGCCCGCCACGTCACCTCGTCCCCGGTGAGTCGATCGTCCATCTCGGTCTCGGTCTCCAGGTTGAGGTGCATGTCGTTGACGATCCTCGAGTATGCTCTATGCCACCACGACCGCGTCCAGAGGAGTGGGTGCTTGTAGCCAATGATCTCGGCTGCGTGCATGAAGTGGAGGTGGAAGTGATGCGGTAGCTCGTCGACGTTTCGGAGGTACTCTGTAAAGACGGCGTCGATCCCCTCTACCGGCCCTGTGAACGACCCACCCCCAGGAGTAAAGGGAGTATTGAGCGTCGTGGGCGTCCCGTTCCTGTACGTCTCGAACGCCGAGTAGAGGACGCAGCGGCGGAGCCAGCGCATCAGGAGCTTCGAGTTATGATCCTTCCGGAGCGTATCCGGACCCCTGATCGCGGAGATGAGCACCGACTGCTGCATAAACGAGAGCCCCTCGACCCAATTCTGGAGTACGGATGGCATGATTCCTCCTAGCTCTTCTTTCTGGGACGGTGAATCCATCTCTTATCGTTCCCGTCCGTGGCATTATGCGATCGGCAGAGGAGCTGGATGAGCCCGGCCTCCGCGTCGACCTCGTAGCGGGTGATACGCTGGAGGCGGGAGAGACACCGGGGCTCCCAGTCCCTGCCATTGGGATGATCAAACTCAAGACGCTCGATCTCGAAGCAGAACCCGTCCTGACAGACGCCCCCGAGCAACTCAATCAGGGCGGCGCGCCGACGCTGCTCCTCGAGGTGACACGGCCGATCAGCCGAGAGCTTCTTCATCTGTTCCAGACTATCCGGGAACAGGCGGCGCAGATCAGGACGCCGATAACCGGATCTGTCTCTCTGACTAGTCTGCCGTAGATATATTCTAAGACCTCGACGTCCCTGGCTAGTGAACCCTCGTAGAGGTAGTGACCCGTCCGCCTGGAGTGGACCGTCGCGGCCTCTTCGGGCAGCGCTACTAATAACTCTTTCATCTCACCGACCACCTACGCCGGTGACCCGAGCGCCGCCTGCCCCTCCTCCTGCGCCCGCCGGAGCGCCGCCGTGAGGTCCGGGTTCGTCGCCCGCGACGCCTCCCCGGCGGAGGTAAAGGTCCCCAGGTCCTTGTTGAAGTGGAACGGGACGACGAAGTGGTCCTGCCCCTCCCGGTACTTCGCGATGAAGATGCGGCAGAGCTGCTCGAGCTCCTCCTCGGGGGTCTGGCAGAGCGCGAGGATGAGGTCCGCGTGCCAGGCGACCTCGAAGCACTCCGCGAGGTCCTTGATCGTGACGATGTTCTTGGTCAGCGAGCTCCGGTTCGTCTGCATCGGGGCGTGCGCCGTCGCGTCCCACTCGAAGGCCAGGGCCCGGAGGTCCCGGTAGATCTCGGCCTGCTCGAAGCGCCGCTCCGTCCGCTGCCGCGCCGACGTCATGTTCCCCGGGTAGTCGACGGCGATGACGTCCGGCTCGAACCCGAACTGCGCCCTGTACCGCTCGAGCATCGAGCGGATGTACTCGACCGTCGCGTGCTTCCCCATGCACTCGATGATGAAGAGGTCCCCCCGGAACCGCTGGAGGTTGGCGATGCGCTTGAGCGCCAGCTCCGGGTTCCGGCGTATCTCCCGCGTCAGCATCTGCGCCACCGACCGATCGAGTCGTCGAGCGAGGGCGGCGGCGGACATCTCGGTCGTGACGAGGGCGACCTTCTTGCCCTGGAAGAGGGCGGTCTTGGTGACCCAGAGGATGCAGTGGGTCTTCCCTCGGCCTGTCGGGGAGGCCCAGACGACCAGCTCCTTCCGGGACGGCCCGCCGTCGAGTATCCGGTCGACCCCGGACATGACGAGGGGGATCTTCAGCCCCAGCTCCGAGTCGCCGATCGAGAGCCGGGCGACCCGGCCGTGCGCGTCGTCGAAGTACTTCAGCGTGTTCGTGAACGAGTCGACCCCCACGGCGAGGGCGTCTGAGACGATCCCCCTGATCTTGCCGAAGTCCCGCTCCCCCGTCCGCTCCGCCTGGTCCATGATCCCGCCGACCTCGCGGAGGGCGACCTTGAGTGCCTGCTCCTGAATCCACTCCGTGAGCTGTCCGAGCACGATCTTCGCGTCGAGGACCTGCACCCCCCTGAGCTCCGCGAGGAGCGTCCGCCAGTCCTCGGCGGCCTCCCGCGTGAGCCTGCTCCGGCGTCGCTCGATCTCCCGCTCGACCCGCTCCTCGACGGTCTCGAACGTGGGGACGACGCCGTACGAGGTCCAGAGGTCGAGGATGACCCCCGCCGTGTCCCTGTAGAGTGCCGTCCCGAAGTGCCCCGCCCTGATGAGGGTCCCGTAGCTCGGGAGGATCGTCCGGTGCGAGATGAGGAGCGCGAGGAGCTTCTTCTGGTATCCGAGCGAGAACGGGTACCGCGCGTCGCTCGCCGCCTTCGGTCGTCCGTCTGGGACCTCCGCCTCTGCGTGATGCTTCCCGTTCCTACCTGCCGCTGCCTCTCGATCCCTGAGTGACCTGAGCTGCGGAAGGAGCGTCGAACCTATCTCCGGCGTGGGGGGCATGGTGCTCCTCTGAAAGTATCGCGAGAACCGTTCGCTTCACTGAGGCGACGAGCCTGGGATCGTGGTCGAGGGACTGCCACTCCTCGAGCTGCTTCGGTGAGAGGTGAAGGAGGAGGTCGAGTCCCGAGTCCCGGTAGTCGTCGCTGACGTGGAGGAACGTCCCGCTGAACTCGCCAACGAAGAAGAGCCAGAACCGGCCTCGTGGAAAGTGCGCGTACTGCTCCTTTCTCTCGAGGAACTTCCTGCACTCCAGCTCCAGGGCGTCGGGCGACGCCGGTGGCGCCGCGCGGCGCACCGCGCGGTACGCGAGCGTCTCCCGGTCCTCACGCCCCGCGAACTGCTCCCGGCGCATCGTCCGCCCCTTCTCGACGAGCTCGTTGTAGAACTTGCTCCCGAGCATCGTCGTCCGGATGCGCGGCGTGCGGAGCGTGCGCATCCCCTCGCCGAGGAGCGTGAAGTACGTCTCCGGTGGCGAGAGCTTCTCGCGGACGGCGTAGGCGAGGACGCGCCTGAACGCCGGGGCGTACTTCGGCTTGATCCTCCGCGTCTCACGGTCAATGACGCGGACGCCGTGCACTCCGCGCCCGAAGCGCGTGCGGGTGAAGTCCTCCCACTTCCAGGCGAGGACCTCGCACGCCTCGCGCTCCCGGAGCGTCAGGAGCACCTCCGTCGGCTTCCGCGTCCGCCGGGTAGACACCGGAGGTACCCGGCCTCGACCCACGGCAGTGGGGAGAGGTGAGGCCGCCGCCTCGGCGGCCGATTCGCTCTTCGGCATCCTCACTGCCCTCCTCGCTCTCGGGAAGTTTTTTTCGTCGACGCGCCGTCCGTCGCGGGAACGAGTAGACGCGAGGTGGGCGCGTGCGTCCAGGAAAAAATTTCGGTGCCGTTCTAGGCATGCATGGGTGCTCGCGACGATTTCGGTGCTCTTGCCTCGTGCCAAGAAAGAAAGGTAGCCAAAGAAAGAAAAACCTTAACCATATAATGCGTTAAAGTCAAGACAGTTAAAAGCATTAATAAGGTAGCTCGCAGTGAAGTGGAGCCCTTCCGGGGGTTTTTTCTGCTTATTTTGGAGGTCTTTCTGCTTATTTCGGGGTCACTCTTCCGCCCCGCCTCACCCTCCGGTCGCGCGCTCCGGCGAGCTTCCGCCCGACCTTGAACTTCCCCTCCTCCGCGGCCACACTCGGCGCGTACCCCGCCCTGATCCGCATCCGCACCCGCTCGGCGAGGAGGTGCGCGTCGCAGAGGTACGTGGAGCGCCGCGAGATCTTCCGCGTGCACTTCCGGCAGAGCCCCCGCCTCGCCTGATCGAGCTGCCACCTGTACTGCCTCGCGATCACCTTCCCCGCGGCCCTCTTCTTGGTCTTCACGCCCGCCCCCTCTCCTCGTACTCCCGGACCTCTCTCGACGTGAGCAGCGTCCCCTCCCTCGTGTGTCCGATGCACCCATAGGTCGCCTGCGTCCGCACCTCCCTGACGTCGCTCGTCGGCCTCCCGTGGTCTATGCCCTCCCTGAGGTTGATTGCGGCGTCTCCGCTCACGAAGATGACGCCCATCTTCGTGCATGCCCCGAGGTTCGTGTTACCCGGGTAGCGCTGGTCCCACCACCTGCAGCTCCTACAGAACACGTCCTCCATGTCACCCCTCCCTTCCTGTTAGAGAAGTTTGTATCGTAGAGCTGCTCGCAGCTTGGAGGCTGTTCGGGCTTTTGCGGATGCCTTATTTGCAGCCTTGCTTCTCCACGGATGCAGTGCCATCGGCTTCGCCGTCGACTCCGTCGGTATGACCTCGATGCAGCTATGCCTCGGAACGTATGAGGACCTGAATCTCAGGCCGCAGTGCTTGCAGGCGCTTATCACTTTATCGCCTCGACGACGGCGGGGTGCCTGAGCCACTTCTCGAATAGCTCGACCGACCAGAACCTCCGGTCCTGCCCCATGAGGTAGTTCGCCTGCCGGATGGCCTCGCGGTACTTGGGCTGCGGCCTTCCCGGCACGCCCTCGGCCTCGGCGAGTACTGCGAAGAACCTCAGGACCGCCGGGTGCCCGATGTTGTAGACGTGCGGCCGCGCCTCCCTCGCCGCATGGTAGAGCAGCTCCAGGACCTCCGCGCGCTCCAGCCTCTCCCGCTCCCGACGCTCCGCCGCCTCCCTCTTCCTCCGCTCGCGCGTCCCGATCTCTCTCTCGTACGCGTCGATGATGCTGTCCGAGTCGTCCCCCATGCTCGCCGTGAGCGAGACGCCGTTGAAGTCCGTCTCCACGGAGTCTCCCTCCTTCCTCATGAGGGCGATCATCTTCCTCGCGGTCTCGCCGATTCTCTCCCCTCCAGGTGCCTCGTAGGTCTTCACTCTATCACCCACCCTCCTTCTTCGCTGAATACCTCTCTAAAATGTAAGTTAATATATATACTATAATCGGTAACTATGGGAGACGTCTCCGAGTCCCTCCTCTCCATTTTTACGATCCAGTCTCCCGAGATAGCTAAGTCCCCGTTCTCCAGCTCGATGCTCACCCCCGCTGCTCCTAGCGTTTTTGGGCTCTCGGACGCGGGCGTTACACCAACGTGCTACGTCGATGCTGTTCTCCGCTGAGAGCCGTACCGCCTGAACCCTCTTCGCCCTCGGCACGAACGTCTTGATCTCCATACTTCCCCCTTACTTGTGCACTACGATGAACGTCACCCTGCTCCGCTCCAGCGCGAACCGGAGCGTCGGGCGGACATCGGTCCAGCGGAGGCCGCCAGCCCCGCACCCTACCCTCGGGAGGTAGATCTCGCCGACGTTCATCTCCGTCTCGTCCCCGAGGTCCTCCGCGAGCGCCCTGAGCTCGACGGCGCTCCGCTGGACGAGGTCGAGCCGCGCCGGGAGGCGCCAGTCCTCCTTGACCGGGAACGTGAAGACTCGGAGCGGGTCGTCGATGACGTTGTTCGCGAAGACGAAGACGCGGCTCCCGTGATCCGTGATCCACCTCCCGAGCAGGGCGGGGAACCAGTCCCATCGGCGGGCGACGTCGAGCGCGAGCCCCGCTCCCATCACCGCCTCGCCGCTCCTCTTCACCACCCCGTTCGTCGGGACGACGACGTAGTGGCCCCTCTCGTAGGACGTCCAGATGTCCTCCGGGGACTCCTGCTCCACGAGCACTCCTAGGTCCTCCGGTGAGTCATGTCTTCTCCCCCCTTCGGTTCTGCGCCGTCGCTGTTCGGGATAGTACCGGCCCACGCGCACCCCGCCCAGCCGCCCTCGCCCCTCGCGTTCATGGTTCCCTTCGCTAGGCGGTCGAAGATCGTCGAGTTGTTCGGGTAGCTCATCCGGATGCACTCGAACCCGGTCGAGGCCATGACCAGGAACGCGCAGCACCTGACGCCCTGCCCGATGCGGCAGACCGCCCTGGCCTCGTCTACCGTCATCGTCACCTTAGTATCAGAGTCTCCGATGATCTTCTCCATCTCTACTTGAGCCTCCTCTCCGCCTCGTAGTCGTCTACGTCCCCCTCGCTCCCCATCGGGTCCATCGGCCCGGTCGCGTCCCAACCTCTCGCCGTGAGCCTGTACCAGCCTGAATATTTCTTGACCCCCATCTCCTCCTTCGCGGCGAAGTACTGCCAGACTCCGCCGCTCTTATCGAGCCCGTAGAGTCCGATGTGCCCCGCTGATATCTGAACGAGCGCGACCTCTACCCTCCTCGGCTTCGCCATTACTTCCCTCCTCTTCGTGGTGGTACCTCTCAGGCGCTGTAGTCCTCGATTTTTCTGATCTTGCCCTGATTCAAGAAGGGCCGGGCGTCTCGGAGATCCATGGACGAGAGGACGAACCCAGTTGGGTCGTCCGGGTCATCGACGATTATCCGGTGCCCCCGCTCGTCGTCGTGACCCTTCGGTCGGATGCAGTAGTAGGTGAATGCTACTCCCTCCACCCACTCTAACCCTACTGAGCCACACCCCTCACACTCCCCTGGCTTGTCCCTCTCCTCCTCCTCCACCTTTCTCTCTCCTACTTCTTGACCGAGATAAGCGTTACGGCCCTGAGGATACGGTTCGCGAGCGGCGCGCCGCCGCACCGCGTGCAGACCCGGATGCGGGTCTTGACCCAGCCCGCTCGGTGTCCGGGGTTCTGGACGTTCCAACCCTCGACGAGGTTCCGCCTGTTGTAGCCCCCGCCGCAGAGGTCGCACGTCCTCGGCTTCCGCGATAGGCTGATCTTGAGCCCGAGCATCTACTTCCCCTTTCTGCGCCAGGACGTGATGAGTCCCGGCCTTACCCTGAAGTGAGCTGCGGCCCTCGACACACCGTGCGACTCTGCGTACCTGAGGATCTTCGTCCGCACCCCCGGCGTGGCGTTCTTCCTCCGCCTCTTCTTGGTCCCCTTCTCGTAGAACTCCTTCTCATACTTGAGGATCTTTCCTTTGATCTTTCCGAAGACTACCGGGTGCTCCGCCTGAAGCACGAGTGTAGTTCCATTCCCAACCTCGAGCGTGAACTTCTTCCCTGCCATGAGGTCTCTGATCTCAGCTTCTTCGAGGAGAAACTGCGTCTTCATCCTACACCTCCCTGATGAGTTGTGAGATGCCCCTCCCTACTTGCCCCGTGGATGAAATCGGACGTCCGAGAGATCCCTGAACCTCCTCCTCATGACTCGGATGGCCTCTTCATTGTTATCGACCAGTACAGTGTCTCGTCCTAGCCAGTACGCCGCCTCCCCGGTCGTACCGCTCCCGGCGAAGAAGTCCAGGACCCTGCCTCCGTGGTACGTGTGCACTTTTACGATCCTCTTGAGGATTGCGAGCGGCTTCTGCGTCGGGTAGCCCGTCCGCTCGTGGCTGTTGGTCGGCACGATGGTCTGCCACCAGACGTCGGTGGGCGTCTTCCCCCGCGCCGCCTTCTCGGGGCCGACGAGCCCGGGTGCCATGTACGGGATTCTGTCGATCGCGTCGTAGTTGAACGTGTACCTCCTCGGGTCCTTCGCGTACCAGAAGATCGTGTCGTGCTTCGCCGACCACCTGCTCCTCGACCTACCGCCGTAGTCGTAGGCCCAGACGATCTCGTTGATGAACGACGCCCGCCCGAAGATGCGGTCGAGGACGACCTTGCAGTAGTGGGCCTCCCGGTAGTCGATGTGGAAGAAGAGCGAGCCGAACTGAGCGAGTACCCGACGTGCCTCGTTTAGCCTGGGCTCCAGGAAGGCGATGTAGTCGCCGAATGTATCGCCGAACGCCTTTGTCGTTCCGAGCCCCAATGTCTCGTACCTCCGCCCCCCGAACCCCGTCCTGTCCCCGGTGGCGCTCCGCGCCGTCTTCATCCTCGTCATCGACTGGACCCTCCCGGTGTTGAACGGGGGGTCGATGTAGATCAGGTCGAACGACTCGCTCGCCATCGCCGAGAGGACCCTGAGGTTGTCTCCGTGATGAACGTCTATCATCGTATAAACTTCCCTACCGCCCGCCTCGCCTTAACTGCACTGCGCGGGTCGTTCCAGATCAGGTTCCTCCCCGATGGATGCGGGAGGATGAGGACCTCGACGCCCCTGTCTGTCGTGAATGTGCGGAATGGCCTGAACGGGACGCTGTGAGCGTCTGCTACACGCTTGCCGAGGAGGATGCGCCTGCGGTGCTTGAGGAGCCCTGCCCTGTCCTTCGCTACGCTCGACGGCCAATTCCCGAGGCCGAGTGCCACGAGGTTGGTTCTGTCGAACGTCTGCATGTACTCGCGCTTGGAGAGGCCGAGGATCTTGCAGAGCCGCCCGCCGGTGGCGTTCTCAGGGAGCGGGTAGAGCGCGTAGCGCGGGTCCGACCCGTACGGGTTACTCTCGCCGACGATGAGGACGCGCGAGAGCATTACTCCTTTCCCTCCTTACTCTTCTTCATCTCACCCTCCTCTCTTGCATGCGTTTCTGAATGAACTCCGCTAGGTCCTCGAGGCAGCTCGCCGCGAGGACCACGTCCACCCCCGGCTCCGGGAAGTAGCAGTACTGGCGCCACCTCCCGAACCACCTTACCTCTCCTAGGAGTTCCTCTGTCTCCTTCTTGTTGACGAGCCACCTATCGGTCTTGCGGTCCTTCTCCCGGAGTATGAGGTCGAAGACGAGCCACTTCGAGTCCATCTCACTTCCCTCCCGGACGGAGCTTCAGCAGTGGCCTCTTGTCCCCACGGACGAGCTTCCCGAGGTCCGAGGCGAGCAGCGGGAAGTCCTTCCGGCACGCCCTCGCGTAGGCTTCGAGTGCGGGCCCGGCGAACTGGTCGTGCGTGAGGTCGAGGACGAAGTACTTGCACCTGGAGTGCCTCCCTCCAATGAGGTCGGTCTCGTCCTCCCGGTAGACGATGTACTTCTTGTAGAGCCCCCGCCTCGCGTCCCCTTCTGACCTCATGCCTTCTCCCTCCCCGCGAGCCGCGCACGGACCTTCGCCTCCAGGAGGAGGATGCGGGCGGTCTCGCAGATGACCTCGACCATCTCGTCCTCGCCGAGGTCGAGGGCGGGGCCGTGGTGTATGCTGAAGCGGTGACTGTTGAGCCTCTTCGCCGCGTCGACGGCGACCTCCGTGAGGCGGATGCTCCTCCCCCGCTCTTCCTCGTGCCTCGCGGACTCCGTCCCCGCGAAGCCCTCCTCGCCGAAGAACCAGATCCATGCACGGACGACCCTCCTGGCCACTCTCCTGATGAGCCACGGCTTACTCGATACTGCTACTAGCGGACCGGGCTCAAGGTGCGACGGGTAGAGCCCTCCTACTGCACTCGTATCCGGGTGCTCCATCGCTCTCGGTATAGGCATGATCCTCCTCCGTTGATGTTGGGAGATTAGAGATGACGGGGCCTGGGAATCGAACCCAGGGTCTCGGGCCTGGTACCAGGCCCGTGTCCTCCCACTAGACGACCCCGCGCATCTCACCTGCTACCAAGGAGCTACTTCTTGCCGCTACCCTTCTTGACGATCTCGACCGCGCCTACGGTCGCCGTGCCCTTCGAGCCGTCGCTGTACTTGATGTTCAGGCCGTCGGCGTTCTTGTGGCCCGTGACCTCGCCCATCTTCCCGGTGTACTTCGCGAGCCTCGTCCCGATGTACTTGATCTTGCTCCCTACCGGGAAGTCCCTCTCGATGTTCCCCTCGTACTTGACCCTGTGCTTCACCTCCGCCTTCTTCCCTCCGTCCTTCTTGGATCCCTTCTTCCCCCCTGCCGCCTTCTTCGCGCCCCTCTTCGCCATCTCTCCGCTCTCCCTTTCGCCAACGGGTTCGGCCTTGGCCGTCGCCTTCTCCTTGGCCTTGGTGGTCTTCCTGGTCGGAGGGGCCGACCGCCCTTTCTCGTCGCTCGACTCCCTTGCTGCAACCGCCCCCTTCTTCCCGCTACGCACCGCCGCCGCCTCCGGGTCTATAGCCCTCCCCGGCCTCTCCCTGACCGGCGCCTCGGCTTCCTCTCCCCGCTCCTTGTCCTCTCCCTTGCCCTCCGTATCTCCGGCGTCCTCGCCCCCTTCCTCCTCCGCCTGCCTCCGGAGGCGCGCCCTGATCTCACTCGGCGTCTCGGCTTTCTCCTCTGACTTCTCCCCGGTCATAGAATGCCCCCTCTTTGGTTCTGGTTGGTGAGATGATGGAGAGTACCCCTGCACCCTGAGGTTCACCGCTACGATTATCTCTTCATCCGACATCCCCCCCTTCGCGTTCTTATACGCCTCGATCGCTGCAATTCGGCGGAGCCGGAGGTCCATCGCATCCTCTGAGAGAGGCCAGCTCCCGCTCGCCTTGAGCTGCCCCTCCTCGTAGCTGTAGGTGAGGAGCGCCGCCAGGACGTACCGCGACGATCCGGACGCCTCGATCCCCCTCACCCCGAGGTACTTACGGAGCGTCTCTGGCTCCTGCTCCTTCGCCCAGTAGAGGAAGTCGATCGTGCTGAGCGTCGCCCATACCACCTGCTCGACCTTCTCCTGGAGGACGCCTCTCTTGGTTACGGAGAAGCGCCACCCCCGGAACCCGCTGAGGTCCTCCGCGACGTCGTGCGTCTTGACTATGACGGCGCGGGGCTCGACCCTGGCGTCCCTGTACTCGAGGACTCCCGTCGCGTTAAGTGCGTCGTCTAGGTACCGCTCTGCCACCTCTCGGACGTCCCTCGGTCGATGTTCCACGCTTCGCCTTCCATGCCCGGCGGAGTTCCGGGTGCTCGTTGAGGAGTTGATAGAGCCGAGACTTGGCCATCTCCAGGTACTTCGCCGTCTTCGTGAGGTTCCACTTGTTTACCCTGCAGGCCCTGAGTATGAACCTGTCCTCCTGCCTCGTGAGGAGCCTCTGGAGTGCACTCGATGCCCTCTTCATCCTCCGCTCACCCCCTTTCGGTGTAGGAGGAGTCTACTTTAGTGGACGGTGCGCGTCTACCTAAAAGTTGCTCGGTGGAGGTGCTCATGGCTTGAACTTGTATATCTGGATCGCCTCGCATATAACCCGGAACCTTGCCTGTCCCTGGATCTCGTGCACCGCCATTCCATCCTCATCTACCACCGGACTCTCGTTCATGCAGTGCCTGCAGAGCAGCCTCCGGATCAGGTCGTGCTGATACTCCCGTCCCGCCTGGAAGCCCAGCTCGAACCCCTTGGAGTTAGTCCCCGACGGCGCCCGCTCTAGCGCCCTGGCTATTGCCGGTGAGAGGAGCCGCCTGCTAGAGCGAGGCACTTACGGCCTCCCGCTCCGCCGCGAGCGCGTCCTCGCGGCGCGTCCAGGTTCCGGGGAGCACCGCCCCGTCTGCCATTTCGACGGTCCACCCCTCCTGCTTGTTGTCGTACTCGACGTGCGCCGCCCGCTCGACGCTGATCTCACCGAGTCGCCTCCACTGGATCTTGTCCGTGTAGACGCCTACGATCAGCCCACCCGGCTTCACTGCTATGCGGTACATTCTTAGCCCTCCTGTCCGAGGAGCCTCTTCGACAGCTCCTCCGCGTATGCCGCCAGGTGTGCGTTGAGGAACTTCGGGTCCGCGTTCTTCTCTGCCATCGCTACGATCCTCTCGACCTCACCGGGTACCGTCGTGTCGAGCATGAGGAGGTAGAGGAAGACCTTCAGCTTCACTGCCTCTGCTCCTGTACGTCTGCCTGCTCGTAGAACTCCGCCGTGTGCTCCGTGCTCTTCGCCGTCCCCTTCAGCCGCGCCGAGAGCTCCTCGACGAGGGGCTGACAGCCCTCGCCCCTGAAGCCCTCCGCCTTCACCGTCACCGCCCCGCCCCTCGCCACTGCTATCCGCACCGTCCGGCTCATCTCTCGCCTCGCTCTCTTCCCCGCTCCTCTGGGGCTCTCGGGTTCGCTGCTGCCATCGACTTCGCTCCCTCTCCCCTCTTTCCGGGCCCTCTCCCGGCTAGAAGTCTCGTCTAGGGCCCGGCGCGGCCCGCTAGGGCGGGGTCCTACCCCTACCCCTAGGGCCTAATCCGGCCGCCGCCCTACCGCGTGTCGCGCCCCTTCGGGGGCCGCTCCGTCGAGTTGGTACTCTTACGTGATATGGCTCGCTCGATCTTCTTGGTGCTCTCATTGGATACGGCTCGCTCCACGGCCATGAAACTCTTGCATTGCTTGACTCGCTCTATATCTATGCTACTCTCGCTCACTATGACTCGCTCACGTATTCTGTTACGCTCTCGGACGTGTGACTCGCTCGTCAGTATTGCTACCCTCTCATGTTCTGACTCGCTCGCTGTTCATGTAACTGTCTGGTGTTCTGACTCGCTCCGCGTTTATGTTATTATCTCCCGAAGTGGCTCGCTCGATCTCTTTGGTACTATCACGTGATCTGACTCGCTCTACTTTATTGGTACTCTCTCGGATTCTGACTCGCTCCTGGTACATGGCACCCTTCCTTCGTCTGACTCGCTCACGGACAATGATACCTGCTTTTTGTCTGACTCGCTCCCCTCTCGATGATGCCCTCGTGTGCTGTGACTCGCTCTTGGGGTATGACTCGCTCGCCCTCTATTATACTTTCCGGATCTGTGACTCGCTCTCTCCCTATGGTACTCTCAACAAAGATGACTCGCTCATCTACGTTGCTACTTTCTTCAACAATGACTCGCTCAGCAGCCTTGGTACTCTTTGGACGCTCGACTCGCTCATAGAGTTTGATACTCTCCTCATGAATGACTCGCTCTCGCGTATTGATGCCCTCTCTGCTTTTGTCTCGATCAGTTTCGCTGTTACCTTCTCGTACTTTGACTCGCTCGCTGTACTTGATACGCTCCTAAAACCTGACTACGCGACCCTCCCCTCCGCCGAGGGCATCGGCCAGTTCGGCGGCCTGACGTACTCCGTGTGCCCGAGGTGCTCGATGACGAACGGCCGCGGCGGGGGCGCGCCGTAGCGGACCTCGTAGGCGACGTGCTGAAAGTGCGAGAGGAAGATCTTGACGGCGTAGCGCCGCGCCCGCGCGTGGATGTGGGCGTCCGGCAGCCTCCCGCTCTCGTACGCCGCCTTGGCCCTGGTCTCCCGGCTGTAGTTCTTCGCCGCGAGCGCCGCCGCCGCCTGATCCGCGAAGAGCCCGCCCCGGTTCCGCTCGACCTCCAGCGCCCTCCGGGCGACGAAGACCTTGCCGTAGACGTCGTCCGCGTGGTTCTGCTGCTTGACGAACGACTCCCCGATCTTGTAGCAGAGCACCTTCAGCCGCGCGTTCCACGGCCGCTTCGAGAGCGCCTTCTCCACCGTCGCCGCCGTCATCGGCTTCTGGACCGGGAGGTCCCTGAGCGTGACGAGGTTCGCCATCGACCGCCCGTTCCCCTCCGGGTCGAGGTTCGGGTCCCACGTCCAGTCGGACGCGTGCTCCATGATCAGCTTCGCTGCGGCGGCGAGCTTCTCCTCCTCGCCCACGAAGCGCCCGAGGAGCGTCCCGACGTTCTGCTCGAACGTCTGACCTGAAATCCACTGATTCTGGACGATCCAGACGATGTCCGCCGACCTATCCACCGGCACCGTCGGCCTCGGCGTGGCGTCCCGGATGAGGTACTCCGGCCTCCGCCCGAGCCGGAGCGCCAGCGCCCGGGCGTTCTCCTCCGCCGACTTGGACTTCTCCCAGCCCGCCTTCACGAGCGCCTTCGCCTCCTCCTTGCCGATCCAGCGCACGGTCGGGTCGATCCCGGCGAAGCGCCAGATCGCCCCCGCGGTGTGCGCCTGCTCGACGTCGATGTGCGCCAGGAGCCCCGCCGAGAGGACCGGCCCGATCCCGACGATGGACTTCGCCCACCGTCCCTCCGCCCGCGTGTCCGTGTAGCGGTCGAGCGCGGTCCGGATCGCGCCCTCCATGGTCTTCATGGACCGCGAGATCCACGTCACGAAGTCGGTCGGCTCCCCCGCCGCCCGCGACGCCCGCTCCTGCCCCGCCGACTCGATCCGGAACTGCTGCACCTGATAGAACGTATCGACGAGGTACCTGACCTGCTCGACCGTGAGCGTGTCGGCCGCCGTCTTCAGGTCCTTCGAGAGCTTCGCCCACGCCACCCCAGAGAGCTCCTCCAGGTCCTCGACGTCCTGCCTCGCGATGCCACCCCTTCTCATGTCCTCTTCCTCCTCTGTTTGGTTTTGGGTACCGAGTGATCTCTGACGTCCCACGACGTGGTCCCGTACTCCCCCTCGTTCTCCGCGTCGTACTGCCCCGGGTCCGCCCCCTCGAGCGCCTCCTGAATCTGCACCGCTATCTCCTCTCGGGTCGCGAACTTCCCGTGCGCGCGCTCGACCTCCACCTCGACGACGAACGTAAAGTGCACGCCTAGTCCCTCTGATACCCGATCCGGTTGAGCTCACTCTCATCGACGTCGTAGTACACCGTCCCGTCCGCCCCTACCGAGGTCTGATACGCCGCCCCCTGGAGGAGGTCGCGCTCGACGGCGGCGCAGCCGTAGGCGGTCATGAGGTGCTCCGCGTGCTCCCCCAGGAGCTTCCGCCCGGGGTCGTCCGCCCCGTAGGCCCCCTCGAGCAGCTCGGTGTCGCAGACCCACCGGTACGTCCCGTCCTCCCCCCGCTTGACCCCGAGGTCGTACTTCCCGGGGAGCTTCACGACCAGGTCGCAGGTCTCGCTCTCCCCGCCTCCGTAGGCGCTCCCCCAGTAGCGGGGGACGGCGTTCCGCTCGACCGCGAGGCCGAGCCGCTCCGCCGCGCGGGCGACCAGCTCCTCGTCCTCGACCTTGCACTCCACCCTGACTATATGACTGATTTTCTTTTCCTTTCTCGTTCGAGTAACATCTCTTTCCATCTTATAGGATGACGCTTACTCCAGTGATTACTACCAGTAGGTCGCCTCCCTTCTTGTCCGAGTATCATCTTCTTTAGGTGTACTTTCCATTTCTTGGGGTTTTTATATGCAAAATGATCTTTACCTCTAGGGGCCCATGGATGAGGTCCTCGATACATCCTCCCTTTCTTAGCGGCGTCCTTTATATTTTGCTTCTGGGTACCTTTCCATAGGTGGACTGGGTTAAAGCATCGCTCATTATCGCATGAGTGAAGAGCAAATTTCTTCCCTAATGGACCATACCATATCTCGTAGACTGCACGTGCTAGTCTTACCTTATATCCTTTTACTGTTAGCATCGGACGGCCTTGCTGGGTAGATAATCGAGGAGGTAAGATCCAGCATCCTCTATCTGTAACTACTTTTATCCTCCTAATTGTACGTCTCAACTTAGCCGTATCATCTGTCCTCGGTAAGATCTTTACGCCATAAGGCACTGCCTCCTTACCCTCCTCTTCTCTAGGTTTACTGCGCGCTCACGAATATTGCTACCCTCTGTCGTTCTGGCTCGCTCCCATCTCTCGGTACTCTCGCGCGCCATGGCTCGCTCTCCATGATTGGTGCACTCCCCGTTACTGGCCCGCTTACTTGGTTTGACGCCCTCTCCTAACGTGGCTCGCTCCTGGTAGTTGTTACTATTACACCTAATGGCTCGCTCCGCTAGTTTGGAACCCTCTGCCTCGGTGACTCGCTCCATTTGATTGATGCCCTCTCCTCACGTGACTCGCTCCCCAACTCTGATACTTTCCTATGAACTGACTCGCTCTTCTCCGGTGTGGTACCCTCCTCGACTTTGCCTCGCTCCCCTCTTTGGTTACTCTCCCGGACGCTGACTCGCTCTCCTATTGTGGTACATTACCCTCGCATGACTCGCTCTCGAACTCTGATACCTTATGACCAAGTGGCTCGCTCTGTGCTATTGCTACGTTCTTGCGACCTGACTCGCTCAAGTAGTGTGCTACTCTCTCTGCACCTGACTCGCTCTGCCTCATTGGCACCCTCGGAGTACTTGACTCGCTGATCGTGTATGGCGCGCTCTCGGACGACGGCTCGCTCTTCTGCGTTGGTTCCCTCTTCTCATGTGACTCGCTCTTGGGATTTGTTGCTCTCTCTGATCCCGGCTCGCTCGTGGGATCTGGCCCCTGGAGGCGATCTGACTCGCTCTCTCGACATGCTACCTTCTGAAACTCTGACTCGCTCTTTCGACTTGGAACCTTCTCGCCACCTGACTCGATCATCCGGTTTGCTACTCTCGGCGACGTTGGCTCCTCCCCCCCTACGCACCCCCCTCCCCCTCGACGACGAGGATCACGACGTACGTCGGGCGCGTCGACTGGGTCTGCGGGTAGAGCACCTCCCGGACCTCGACCGTCCACCTAGGGTTCCGCCCCTCGTACTCCCGCCGCTGCTCCTCCGCCAGGTGCCGGAAGTACCACCTCCCGACCACGACCTCGGTACCTCTTCCCTCCATCTCACCCCTTCTCCCTCGGGACTCTCCCGGCTCCTGCCTGGGCTACCATGCGGTCCGCGAAGCAGATGTAGAAGATCGGCCCGCCCCCGTCGCGGCGAATGAGGAGGTCGACCGGTGTGCCGCAGTCGGGGCACCTCGACTTCTCCATCTTCTGGACTAGATACTCCCTCCCCCTGTCCTTCATCCCCCTCTAGCCCGCCTTCGGCAGGCGGATCTTCCTCGGCGCCACCGTGACGAGCGCGCCGAGGTCCTTGGTGATCGCGCCGACGGCCGCCGCCATCGACGCCCGGTACTTCTCGTCGTGCTTGACGGTCTCCAGGTCCAGCCCCGTCATGCTCCTCCGGAGCTTCTCGATCATCGCCTGCATGGGGGCGTCCTTGTTTACGTCCCTCGGCTCGAAGAACTTCAGGAAGTCCTCGATGTTCTCGACCGCCGACTTCCGGATGGCCATCGGCCTCCCCGTGGCCGGGTCGCTCGCGGCGAGCTTCTCGTGGAGGTGCGTCAGGAGCTTGAAGAGCGTGTCCCTGAGGTAGAGCTTTGCGTCCTGCATCGTCTCCGCCGCCTTCTGGCGGAGCGCCTCCCGCTGCTCCCTGTAGAGCGAGGGGCTGATGGCCTCGAGCTTCGTCGGCGTCCGCTGCTCTATGACCTCCTGCCTGATGTAGCACGACCTCCGGAGGTTCTCGACGCTCGGGTAGTCGGACTCGTCGTAGAGCTTCTTGAGCCGCTCCCTCGCCCTCGCCTTCTCCTCCCTGTAGACCCTGAGGAAGGCCGGGAGGTACTCGTCGTCGTGGAGGTCGATGAAGTGCTGCACCCCCGCCATCGTCTCCGCGACCAGCCCGTCGGGGATGAAGTACGAGCTCTTCAGCCACCTCGGCGTCGGGAGGGTCCGCGCCCGGAGATACTTCTTCACCTGCCCGTGGATGCTCTTCATGGCCTTGTACTGCGTGCAGTCGAGCGTCTTCTTCGAGAGGCGGAGCATCTCCGGGTCCACGTCTCCGGCGTCGACGTTCTCGACGTCAATCCCACTGAGGAACCCCGGCGCCCCCATCTTGACGTAGAGGACGACGCCCCGCTCCAGGGCGTCCGCCATCTCTACGGGGATGGGGTCCGCCTGCTCCCTGGACTTATATTTGGACTTGGGCCTCGCCTTCGTCTGCCCCTTCTTGCTCGCCATGCTTGTTACCTCCCCTGAGGTGGTTGATGGTTCACCGCTTCTTCAACCGCCGTCTCTGTGCAGCTGCGATTACTCCCGGGTCTTCTGTCCTTCCCGGTATCGGTTCCTCTCCCGTCCCCACTACTGCGGGCTCCCTCGGAAGCAGGTCGAGTACCATAGGCATGAAGATCGCCGCTGCCTCCTTGATCGTCTTTCCCCCGAAGAGGAACGGGTACTTGGGTCCCCTACCGTAGAGCGAGGCGAACCTCCTATCCTCCCTGAAGAGGGCGAGGAACCGCCTGTCGATCCCCGTCAGCTCGCCCGTCTTGGTGCTCCTGAATATCCGCGCCGTCCCGCTCCCCGCCTCGAAGAGGAAGGGCGTCGCCGTCCACTCGTGAAGCTGGCCTCCCGGCGCGATGGACTCGAAGCTGGCGTGCGTCTTCGCTATTGCCCCGGACCCGATGTCCCCTACGAACGCTTTCGTCAGCGCTTCCGTCTTGAAGAGTGCCGCGTTGCTCACGGCCCCCGTCCGGATCGCCCACTTCCCGTTCGAGATCCCACCCTCGATGAGGTAGGCTGTCTCGTTCCTGAAGTCCGACCTCTTGAGCGTCACCGAGTAGTCTGACATGGTCTCTCGTCCTCCGTCCCTACTTGTTGTTGGGTAGCCTGATGGCGCGCGGCCTCGCCGTCTGCACCGCGTGCGGGTTGTCGGGCGCGCTCGACGCCCACTCGATGTTGTTCTCCGTCGCCCAGTCCTGGAGCCGCTCGATCTCCCCCTTCCTGATCTTCGCCACCGGTGTGATCGACTTGATCCCATCGAAGATGTCGTCGTACCCCGCGGCCTTCGCCTTCCTGGAGAAGGCGAGCCTGCACCCCTGCTGGACGGCGTTCCTGATCTCCCGCCCCGAGAATTTCTCGGCGAGCTCGGCGAGCCGCTTCAGCTCCCCATCCCCGAGGCAGCCCTTGACTACCGGGCGGTCGCCGATCTGACTCCGGAAGATCTCTACCCGCTCCGTGAGCGTCGGGAGGTCCACGAAGTAGACCTTCTGGAACCTCGAGAGCATCTCCGGGGCGAGGATCTCCTGCTTGTTGACCGTCGCGACGACGAGGACCTGCGCCCGGTGCATCTCGAACCACGTGAGGAGCGTCCCGGCGACCCGCGCCTCCCATGGGTTCTGGACGCTCGCCCCGCTCGCGCCGGTCAGGCCCTTCTCCGCTTCATCCCACCAGTCCTCGACGGGTTCCATCGCCTCGACCAGGTCGTTCCTCCGGACGATGTTCTCCTCCGCCGCGCCGACGCGCCCGCCGCCCGCCGAGAAGATCATCCCGAAGTCGGTCCTGACGCACCCGATGCCGAGGTGGTTCGCGATGAGCTGCGCCGCCATCGACTTCCCCGTCCCCGGCGGTCCGGTGAAGAGGATGGACCGCGGGAAGTCCTCCGGCCTGAGGCCGAACTTCAGGGCGGCGTCGGGCTTCCAGAATATCGGAGCGATGACGTCGAGGTACGCCTTGACGGCCCCGAACCCGCCGAGCTTCGTCAGGGGCTGGTCGGACTCGATCCACTCGAGCAGCCGCGACTTCTTCAGCGCCCCGGCCTTCTCCGCGAGGACCGTCCTGACCGCCGCCGCGTCGAGCCTCCCGTGCCGGGCGATCGCCAGCGAGAAGGTGTTCTTCGCCTCGTTCGCCGTGAGGCCCGAGGCCGCGTCCGCGACCCTCGCCCCCTCCTTAATGTCTATCGTGACCCTGTGCGCTCCCTCCTGCTCCAGGACGATCTTCCCGAGGATCGCCCTGAGCTGCTCCCTCGTCGGGAGCGGATACGCGAGGAGGGTGACGTCCTTCTCCAGCTCCAGGGGGACGGAGATCGCCGGGCTCACGAAGACGAGCGTCTTCCCGGTGCCCTCGAGGTGCCCGAGCATGTCCCTGAGGTTCCGGGCGAGGGTTGGGATCGAGGCGTCCTTGAAGACGACGACGCTCCCTCCCGGGAGGGTGACGACCCGCTTCAGGACCTCGACGGCGTTCGTCTCGTGCTCCGGCGGCGCGTCGCTCCCGATCTGCTGGATGCCTATCACGCTCGACCAGTGGTAGATCGGGTCCTGCCAGTCCGCCGCGCCGAAGAGCTCTGCGAACTCGGCGATCAGGCGCTGCTCCTCGTGCGTCTGCACATAGAGGATCGGGAACCCCGCGCACCTGTGCTCTAGGAACTTCTCGATGAACTTCGTCATGGAGACTACCTCCTCTTGAGTGGAATGTGCGAGCCGGTCCCCTCGTCGCATGTATCTGGTGAATCGCCGCATCCATAGTCGCCGTCGGCGGTGCGCCAGTCCGGGACCCCGCCGCCCTCGACGATGTCGAGGTAGATGTACTCTCCGCAGTGCCGGCACGTCCCACGCGCGTCCTGCGCGCTCGCGACGAAGCTGTCGTAGAACCTTCCCGCGCCGAACGTCTCGAACCACTTGATCCAGTCTTCCCTATCTCCTCCCCTCAGCGGCCTCGTTACCATTCTTGTCACCTCCATCTCTTGATTTTATGACCGCGCTTCACGAGCCCGGCTGCCATTGCATCCGCGAACGACTCCGCGATGTTCCCGCTTATGCCGTACGATCCGCCGAGGCGGAGCCTCTTGCCCTCTGGATTACTGACGTCTACGGCGACGGACCATCCCCAGTTCTGTCTCGGTTTAAATCCCATAAACCCCTTGTACTCGCCGTTCTCAATAAGTATCGCCTCGACTTCCTCTGGACTTATCTCTCTGTCCGACGTTAGGACTATAGACCAGCCCATTCTCACCCTCCCTTCCTGACCGGCTCCGTCTCGTAGAGCCCGGCCTCGATGTCGTGGAGGAGCAGGTCCAGGTTCACGAGGCCCACCGTCCCGTCGGCGTTGAGGATCTCGGCGTGGAGATCATGGAGCCTCGTGACCCTGAACTTGTTCCGGCTCGACTTGTGGACGAACCACTTCTCGCTGAGCTGCGACTCTCTCCGCTTCTTTCCGGACGGCTTCTCGGCAGGCATCGGTCCACTCCTCTCTGGTCATGAGGTACCACTCCTTCTCGCTCACAGCAGCCGGACGACCTTGCAGAACTCTGCCCTGTACCCCTTCTCGTGGATGACGACCCTCCCCCAGAGGAGGACGGCGGCGGTACACGTGCCCTGCAAGTACTCCCTCTCCACGTACTTGCTCTTGTAGGCCCAGAACCCGCGCCCGTTCCCCTCCGGGTCGCGGAGAGCGGTCCCGTAGCAGTCCCTCTCGAGCCGACCCCACGTCGGCTTCACGGTCCTGTGCACTCCGCCCATCTCGTAGAGCTTGACGCGCTTCCTCCCGAGGAAGAACCGTATCTCCGTGAAGCAGGCTGCCTGGAGCCGACCCCCCTCCCCCTCCTTGTAGGACCTCGACATCCTCTTCACGGCCCCGATGGCCTTCCCCCTCGGGACCGTCTTGACCTCGAGAGCAGCTCCTAGCATGCACATCTCCCCGACCTCCTTGCTTGAGTGTGAACTCCTCGACTACTTCTTCTTGCACCCCTCTCCCTCCTCGCAGGTCGTGCAGAGCGCAGGGTCCGCCTCCGGGGTGAACGCGAAGAACCCGTCCACCTCCGAGACGTAGCCCCGGATCGTCCGCCCGCCGTGCCGGTGCCCACCGAGCCGGAGCCTCGCCGGGATCGTGAAGTAGGTGTCGGGGACGCTGCACGTGACGACGTGGGTCGAGCCGACCGGGAGGCCCTCGATCGGGTGGTGCTCGTTCGACCTGATGACGACGACCGCCCGCCTCGTAAACCCTCCGGTCGGGTAGGTCAGCTCCTCGGGCTCGAGCCAGGTGACGCCGAGGTGCGTCGAGTTTGGATGCGCCGCCTTCTTCATTCTTCCTCCTCCTCTCTATCCAGCGTGGAAGGCTGATATTATGATTTTCGCTGGTCCCTCTGCCTTTAGCTCCGTGCACGTAGTAATATTCGAGGAGGCCCAGACGTCGTCGCCCTCGTCCCCCACGCCGAAGGGCTTCCGCACGAGCGACCGTGCATCCCTCTCGGACTCCGCCCTGACGACGAAGCCGAGCGCCACGTCGTACTTACGGTACCACGGCGGGGAAGTCATATCAACTGGTTGGAGGAGCCAGAGCTTCATCACTTGCCCCCTTTTATTATCCAGCGTGAAAGTCTCTGATAATTACTTCCTTCTTCCCCGTGACCTTGAGCTCCGTGCACGTGCTCTTCTTCGGGTGGGTCCATACCCTACTCCCTTCGTCTCCGGCAAAAGGCTGCACGAGTTTCCGTGCATCCTTCTCGGACCTCGCCCTCACGACGAAGCTGCGCGCCACATCGTATTCGTCACTCCAGTCTCCCTCGCCCTCTATTGGTCTAAGTATCCAGAGCTTCATCACTCACCTCCTCCATAGATGATATTCCTGATCCTGATGGCCTGATCGACCGTGACGATCGAGCCCGCGACGGAGAGGTGGCACTTCCCGGGGAGGTCGGGGAGCGGCTCGACGATGATCTCCCCGATCCTCCGGCCGCCGTTCCTGCAGTCGAAGCCGAGCTTGGCGCTCAGGGCATCTCGCTCCTCCCGCCAATTTTTTTGCCAGCTGGAATTCTCCATACTGCTCATATCTTATTGACCTCCTTTTCTCTTCTTATCGACCTTCGACCAGTCGAGCTCGACACCGCAGTCTGGGCAGAAGTTGGTCTTCCAGAATACCCCGGCCTCGCTGCACTTCGGGCAGACGAACCACTCCCCGTACAGCTCGTCCATACCTGCAGACTCCTCGACGATCACCTTCTGCTCTCTCTTCTTCACGATCTTATCCCCTCTTCTTGCACTTCTTACTCCTGCTCGCGGACGGCTTGCACTTCTCAGTGATCTTAGCTGCAACCTTGGACTCGAACTCTGCAGGATTCTGCATCGAGGCGATCCACTTCTCCGCCGCCCGCTCGACGACCTGTTCCGGTGTGATCTCCCCGAGGATGGCCTCCATCGCCTCGGCCTCGATGGAGTCGCGGACCGAGTCCACGGACTCTCGGGCTACCTCCTGCACCGCTGGTACCGTCCATGGAGGCTGCCTGTAGTGCGGGTTGGGGTTGTTCATCGCGTTCCAGAGAACGCTGAGCATACCCATGATCAGATCGCCCCTGTCTGGGCGAGCGAGACGTACCTCCCCGTCCCGTCGCCGAGGACGAGGTGGTCGTGGATGCGGAGGTCGAGGAGCCTCGCGCCCTCGACGAGCTGACGCGTGAGCCTGAGGTCCTCGCGGCTCGGCGTCGGGTCGCCGCTCGGGTGGTTGTGGAAGAGGATGATCGACGAGACGCCCATGACCCTGAGCGCCGGGGCGAAGACCTCCCGGGGGTGGACGATGCTCGCCGAGAGCGAGCCGACCGAGACCTCGTGGTGCTTGATGAATCCGTTCTGGGCGTCGAGGAGCAGGACGCCGAAGTGCTCCTTCGCGTCGTCCGGGATGAACCCCGAGTCCCTGATGAAGGAGAAGCTATCTCCGGGAGATGAGAGTGCCTGCTTCTCTCTTGGGTCTACCTCCCTGACGACGCGGAACCTCACGGACTCCAGCTCGTACGTCCTCGGCTCCGACTCCCCGACGACGAGCCTGACCCTCCTGGCTCGCGGGCTCATGATTCCCTCGACACGGGGAAGTGTTTAAATCCTTCGCCTGCCGAGACAAGCTTTACGTACCCAACCTTGCTCTTCGGCATCTTCCCTATTCTGATACCCGAGATGGGCCAGATCCCATTCCCCTCGAAGCACACTTCCGACGTTGCCGGAGCTTTCTTCAAATTCTCTATGAGCTGTCTGACGTTCATTGCTCTGTCCCTCCCAGGTTCGTGGGGAAGTTCCTCCGTTCCTCCATACTTAGGCCCTCTCGACTGCCGCCCTCGGGTAGTTACCTCCTCTCGGTCGTGGAACGACTGAGCTATAGCTGCATACTTGATGTCACCTCGAGATGTCGTCCTGAACCGTCTTCAGTGCCTGATAGGCGCCGTCCAGCTGTTTCAGATAGCTCCGACGCTGCGAGTCCGTGAGCCCCTTCATCTTATGCACTACACCTCCTACGGGACCGATCGCCCGCTTGGCGCGCTGGAGCATCCCGATCAGCCTCCGGACCTCCTCCTCGTCTGTCACGCCCTCGTCCTCCTCTCTCGTGCCACGGCTTCCCGCCTAGGGGTAGGGTATCGGTCGCGCCGCGAAGTCTAGCCTAGGGCCCGATACGGCCCCCGCCTGTCAGCCCCCCTACGGGGACGCGCTAGGCTCCCCGTAGCGCCGCGCTAGGCTCCGGAGTAGGGGGAACTAGGCTCGCCGCTTAAAGTCTCGCGTACGGCCCGATTTAGCCCGGTCTCGCGTCTATTCTCCGGGCGTCCTAGGGCCTCCGGCACAGCGCCTCGGGGTACCCCGCCTAGGCCCCGACCCCGGAGTCTCTGTCAATCTCTGCGACCTTCTCCCTAAGCTCCCTCAGAGAGGTCCCTTTATCATCGAAGAAGTCGTTCCAGAAGAATTCCACCCCGGTCCCGTGATAGAGGGGCTTCGCGATCATCCAGTAGACGCCTACGAATATGAAGAGAGAGAACCAGACTACTGTAGAGGCGACGTAGCCGAGTCTCCAGAGGACGATCCTCCAGGGAGCCCAGCCCTCAAACGTCCGGTACTCATCGAAGAAGAATATGAAAAGCATCAGGACCCGCATCTCGATCTCCTTTTAGTGAACCTCGAAGGTCGCATCCGGGTGGAGCCGGGCCCACTTCAGGAGGATCGCCGCCGCGTGCCCGGCGTTCCCGGGGGTGGGGGCCCAGTAGTCCGGGTACGTCTTGTCCCCGAGGACCTCGACGACGTGCTCCAGATATGCAATTGTATACAGCGCCTTCCTGTTATTGAGGAAGCCTATGCTGAACTCGAAGCCGAGGAATTTGGGGACCAGGCGGTAGACCTCGCCGTAGTTGTAGGTGACGTTGAGCTCCGCCTCCTCCGAGCCCCCCGCGACCTTGGTTCCGCCGTCCTCGAACTTCGGCACCGTGCAGACCTCGCCGCCCGCGTCGCGCAGGCTTACCCAGTAGCTCATCCTCCAGCTCCCTTCTTGATGAACGCGTCGAGCGCGGCGACCAGTGCATCTACGAAGTTCCTCGTCTCTCTGTCTCGGAAGGATTGTATAATTCCCTCTAGCTTCTCGATGTAGGTGTCCGCCTCCTCGACGGTTATCCTGGCGCCGCGCACCGGGGCGCACGAGCCGTCGTAGCTCTCGAGCAGCCTGCGGGCGAGGTGCGCCCCGAACTTCTGATCCGGCGTTCTCATTCGTCCTTCACCTCCCCGCCATTCCCCTTCGTCAGGGCCTGCTTCCGGAGGAGCGTGAGGGCGGCGGCGCACTCGCGGCAGACGGGGACCCAGAGGTCCCCGGCGATCTGCGCCTCCTGCACCACCTCCACGTCGTCCCTCCCCTCGCACATGACGCCGATCTCGCACCGCCTCCGCTCGTCGTCGTCGGTCATCTCACTCCATCCTCATGAGCTTCAGGGCAGCCGGGACTTCCGGGCAGCTCCCGTCGTCCCGGTGGAGGAAGGCGGAGCCGCCGCAGAGCCTGCACGCCGCCGCCCCCGGTCCATCCGTCGAGTTCTCCGCGGTCTCGACTATCGGGGCCGTGATCTTGTCCTCCGTCTCCTTCATCCTCCTCTCGATCTCCCTCGTCATCTCCTCCGCCGTCCTGATCCTCAGCCTCTGGGGCCCCCCTATCATGCTCGGCGGCTCCGCCTCGTCCTCCCTCTCGTCTTCCATGAGTGCCGCGATCACCCTCTCGGCGACGGCCCCGACGAGCCTGTCGAGGAACCCGTCGTCATCGTGCATGGCGTCGTAGACCCGATCCACGACCAGGTCCTCCATCCTCTCGTAGTCCTCGGAGTCTATCTCACCGTAGACTTTCTCCGTGAGTAGCTGCTCGATCCGATCTACGATCTCGATGGAGTTGATCTCATCGACGATCTGCTCTACCGCCTTCTGCTCGACGTCGCGCGTGTCGACGTCCCCGGCAACCTCCTCGACCACGGCCTCCTTGATCTCGTCGTCGTCCAGACCGTCCGCCACCGCCTGCGCGATCGCCTTCACGAAGTCCCGCTTGAGCTTCATCGGTTGCCCCCTCTCGATTATTGCTGGTTGACGGAACCGCAGCGCGTCGCCGACGCCGTGCTCGATGCACTCGAGGGCGCACTCTCGGCAGACCGGGACGTAGAGGTCACCCGAGTCGAGGACCTCGAGGTTCAGGAGGGCCGGTCTGTCGCAGTCCTCCAGGCCGCAGGTCCTAGCCTCCGGCATCTGCGACCGCCTTGTCCTCTCCTGATTCTAGGAGGACTTCTAGGAGCGCCCAGTGGAACGTCTCGTGGAGGTACTCCTTGACATCATTCCTATTCTGCCCAGTGATCCTGAGGTCGATCCCGAACCGGAGGCTCGGCCGTACCCAGATCTCGTGCTCCGTCCAGCCGTCGTACATCCCGCCCTCGTTCATGTGATGGAAGCTCCCGTAGAGGACGAGCTTCTCCCCGGTCGAGCGGTCCAGGTCGATCTTGGTCCCGCAGTCCCACCCAGAGCCGGATGGGAGATGGTCGAGCAGCTCCCTGATCATCTCCTCGTGCCTCCCTGTCCACTCGGAGTTCTCGGTCTTGATGCATCTCTGGTACGCGTCGACCGCGCTCGCGAGCCTCCTGACGACCGTCTCGTTCATCTCCTCTTCCCCCTCTTGTTTTCTGATATACCTACCTTGAGATAGGCTGCCTCCTCGGCGTCGAGCTCCACCTCTTCACGGGGATGGCCGTCGTACCCACCGTTGACCGTAAATCCTCTGAGTACGATGAAGTTGTCTTCGTTAGGACGTATATCGGAGGCTACTGCGGCAGTTATGTAGTATATGTACTCCTCGCCGACATCGCGGGTCTTGGCCGGATAGAGGTAGAACATTCCTGCCTCTCCTGGTCCACCGTTCTCGTTCTTGAGGTAGGAGATTGTCCGAACCGCGCAGTCGGATATGCCATTGAAGACGGTCCCTACATCCCCGAGTCTGATCCCGTTACTTACCATTGCCTCGGAGAGGAACGTCGCCAGCTCCTTCCCGTGCCCCATCGGGTAGCCGTCCATCTGTCGGTAGAGCACCGCGATCTCCGTCTCGCCGTCTACGAAGACCGTCAGGCACCTCGTTCCCATATCCGCTCCTCCTCTCTGGTGTTGAGGAGCGCCCGCACCTGAAGGTATGCGGGCGTCCCTGGACCTGCATAGTAGCCGCCGGTGCCGCTGATGTGATCTCGGATCGCTGCCTCGACCGCCCTGACGACCACCTCGTTCATCTCTTTGTCCTCCCCGTAACTGGGGTTCCGTAATTCCAGATGACCCTCGCGAGCTGCGCCGCGAGGACGTCAAGCTCCCTGTCGAGCTTGTTCGCCTCCTCCCTGGTTGCCGTCTCGTACTGCTGTCCAATAAATGCAGCCGCCGTGATATAGTCGCTCGCCAGCTTCTCAACTGACTTCGGCGCCCTCCGCGTCATCTCTCCCCCCTCCCTTCCCGACGTCGCGGTACCTGTACGAGGTGCTCCTCTCGGGCGGTCCGTCGTGGACCGTGACCCAGACCTCCCTAAGGTACCGCTTCTCGGGGTCGTCCTCGTACCCCTCGGACCTGAGGAACGTCCACCCCACGTGGAGGTTCTCCTCGGTCGCGCCGTCCATCCTCGTGACGTAGACCTTCCCCGTGCATCGCCCGTACTCCCGGAGGCAGGACCTGTAGAGATCTGACGGCGTGTCGAACCTGGTCTCGTAGACGTCGGACTCGCCGATCCTGTAACCCTCCGTCTTGTTGACGAACGACTCCTGAACGTAGAGGCTCATCTAACCTCCTCCCATGGCTGACTACGTGACGATCGGGGCGAACTCCGGCTCCATCGGCGCGACGAGCGTGATCGGGTAGCCCTCCTTCTTGTACGCGGCATGCCGCGCGTGGCTGTGCTTCAGGAGTACCGGGTGCATCGCGTCGATGAAGTCGTAGAGGACGACGCGCTCCTTCCCCGCCCGGAGCCTGACCCCGCGCCCCCCCTGCTGGCGGACGACCCACTCCGACTTCCTGCCGCTCGCGTTGACGATGACGTCGATCTCCGGGATGTTTACCCCCTCCTTGAGGAGCGTCGAGATCAGGAGCGGCGCCCGCCCGTCTCTGAATGCCCGTTCGATGAGCTCGCGGTCTCCGACCGCCTCCATCCCGTAGAGCTGCTCCGCCGCGACCCCCCTCGGGGTCAGCCTCGCGAGCGACTGCCCGTGCTGGACCTGATCGACGAAGATCAGGACGCGCTCCCGGGCAGCGACGTGCGGGGCGAGCGCCGCGTACATCGCCGCCGCCCGGTCGGCATTCTCCTTGACGCCAAATGTCCATATCTCACGGTAGTCGCGCCCGGAGTAGGCGCGGAGCGCGTTGACGTCCTGCGCGTAGCTGACGAACCTGACCTCCATCGGGACGGAGAGGCCGCGTGCCTCCAGGTCCTTGACGGTGATCTTCCCGAACGGCGGGCCGATGAGCCCGACGAGCATCCGGTCGCGGACCTCGCTCATCCCGAGCGGGGTGGCCGAGAGTCCGTAGCGGTAGGGTGCCCTGACCGCCCGCCTGAAGACGAGGCTGAACTTCTTGGCCCCCCCGTGGTGGACCTCGTCCTCGATTACGCACTCGACGGTCTTGATCCAGCTCCTGATCCGCTCCGACCCGCCGACCGCCGCGAGCCCCCGCGTTAGGCTCTGTATCATCGCCACGGTGACGAGTGCCGGGCGGAAGTCACTCGCCTTCAGCTCCCCGAGGGGGATGTCCGGGAGCTCCTCCCGGAACGACTTCAGGGCCTGCGCGTAGAGCCCCTTGTCCGGGACCACGTAGACCGTCGGGATGCGGAGCCGCCGGATAATCTCGATGCCCATGGAGGTCTTTCCCGCATTGACCGCCGCCTCTATAATCCCCCGCCGGAGACGGATGGCGTCCGTCACGGTCTTCTCCTGATAGTCCCGGAGCGTGACGCGCGCCCTCGGCTCCGGGACGCGTGGCTCGCATGCCGGGAGCCTGTCCGCGAGTTGTCGCACCTCGACTCCCTCCCGCGCGAGCAGCTCCTCGACCCAGGAGAGGAGGCCGGTGAGGAAGCTCGCCGTCGCCGGGGCGAAGAAGCGCTGGTAGCCGTCCCAGACCCCGGCCCGGAACTGCGGCGTGTGCCGCGCGTTCTTGACCTCCAGCGCCATCGCCGCGTCGAGGTACTCGCGGAGCTCCCATGGGAGGTCCGCCCCGAACCTGGAGTAGACCGGTCCGAGCTGGACGTCGTAGGTCGTCGTCATCCTCTCACCTCCTCACTACTTCTTGATAACTCCGCGCACCTCGTCGATCCACCCGCCGAGGTCCCTGACCGCCCCCGCGATGTCACCTTCATTCCACTTCTCGAGTACATCGCCCGCGATCATGACGCCGTCCATGAGGAGCGCGAGGTGCCTACTCTCTTACTTGAGGATGTACTTCGCCTTATTCTTGAAGAGCGCACGGACGCGGAGTACGAGGCAGTCCGGCTCGTGCCCCCGCTCGACGCCCTTCGAGTCCACGTATGCCTCGGCCTCGCAGATCCCGCAGATGTACTTGCTGTCGACGCCCCCCGTCTCGACGATGACGGACGCGGGAAGGGCCAGCTCCTTCAGAAGTTCCTTCATCGCTTCTGCCCTGGCGTGCGTGCGGCACTCCCTGATCTCGGGTGGGTTCTCGCAGCCGCACCGGCAGACGACGGCGGTGCACCCGCACGGGTAGGCGTTCCGCACCTCGAACTCCCGCTTGGGGTGCATCGCATCCCCGACCGACCTCTTGACCTCGGCGAGCGCACCCGCGAGCTCCCTGACGGACTTGTGCTGAGCCATGAGTACCTCCTCTTAGTTAGAATATGTATCATCGGCACCACTTAGCACTGTTACTCCCTGGGAGCATACACTCGACGTACTTGCCCTCGACGAAGAGCTGGCTGTGCTTGTAGCTGCTGTAGGTCGTGATAGCTGCAACGCTTACTATGGTAATTCCTACGATGGCCCAGACGCCGAGTAAGAAGCGATATTCGCTCATGTAATTACCCCCTTTCTAAGAGTAGAGATACTACCAGTACTTCCGGATGAAGTGCACCGCGGCGTACCCGAGCGCCCCGTAGACGACGAGCCCGATGGCGAGCGTAACTACGATCAGTACCACTACCCAATCCTTCTCCTTCATCTTATCAGGCCCTCCCCTCAGATGACTACCTTCGGTAGCGGCCTCACCCTGTAGACCCTCCTCGGACCGTGCCCCGCGTCGATCCTCGGGAGGCACCGCCGCGCCGTCCTTATGGACTTGTGCCTGTGCCCGCACCCCTCGTACCTGTTCCCCGCTATGTACCACCGCCGCCGCGCCACGGCTACATCCCCTCCCCGCCGGGGCTGAAGACCTCCCTGAGGAGCCGCTCCTGGTCCCGGTGGTTCCCGTTGTGATAGAACTCGTAGAGGAGCGGGTCGGTGCGCTTCCAGTCTAGGCCGCCCATCGTCCCGCCGTGCGTGGTGAGGTGATCCGCGTCCAGGACCACCTCGATCACCTCGGCCCGCTTCATCGTGACGCGGTTGACGTCCTTCCCCTCCGAGTCCGCGACCGAGTGGAGGATGTCGCTCCCGATCGCCTGCCACGTCCGCCTCGCCGCACGCTGAAACTCCTTCCTCTGCTCCGGCGTGAGCTGCGCCGCCCTGATCTCCGTCCGCTTCATGATGCCGTCGAGGTACGGGTCGCGCTTCGGTGCCGGCTTCGGCTTCTTGACCTTCTTCATCTTATCTTCTCCTTTCTGGGCAGCCTGGCCCGTACCGGATGGTCGATGCCCTGCGAGTATCCGCGCCCGCCTCCCGGAGTCCACCAGTGCAGGACCTTACCTTTGACGACCTCCGAGTAGAGGCGTCCGATGTCGGTCTTCGAGTGTACGAACTTGGGGCCCTGACCCCATCCGGAGTTGAGGAACTCCCCGCCGTGCGCCGTCAGGAACTCTTCGTGCTCCTTCCAGAGCCGCTCGACTGAGACTCGCCGTACGCGCCGCTTCTTAACCTTTTTCAATACTTATCCTTGAACCAGAATATCCAGTATGGGTAGCCGTTGCTGACGTTGCAACCCTCGGCGAGGGCGACGGCGGTGACGGGCTTACCGTAGTAGGCCGTGAGGAACGCCGAGCAGTCCTTTAGTGAGAATTGATCGAACCGCTTTTGGAATGGTTTCCCGGCCTCCTCGAACTTCTCCCGGTTCCACTCCTGGAGCCTGTCGGAGTAGACGCCGTCGTACTTCTTCACGTCGGCGACCGGGACGGATCGGGCGAGGTAGAACTCGCTGTACGAGTATGGGTTCGACGTTTTACCCTTCGTGTATCTCGGGTTGACCCAGTCGACGCCTCCTCTGGATCCTACCGTAAGACCATCGTTGTAGATATTCATAGATTATCGAGCCTCCTCCCACGCGAGCTTCGGCCACTGGAGCACGGGGCACCTGGGGTTCGCGAGCGGCCAGCCCCACCAGTCCGCGTCCGTCTCGCGCGTGACGACGACGATCCTGGACCTCCTGTCGTACCCCGGTCCCGGTTTGGCGCGGAGCGCTACCGTCCTGCCGACCTCCCGCTCCCTAGCCTTCAGCCTGCTCTTGAGCGCGAGGAGCTGCTCGACCTTCTCCCGCTTGAGGACCATGGCTAGACCTCCTCCCCGTGCAGAATCTCGATCTCGAACGGTCCCCTGTGCCTCCGAATCCACATCGGGGCATTCTCGTGATCCTTGAGGACGTCGCTCGGGTAGTCGTGGTTAGAGAGCCACTTCCCGTCCGGCCCCCTGGCGTCCCTGACGGGGATCTCGAACTCTATCGGTCCGTCCGCGTGCACCGTCACTGCGTAGTCGTTGATCCACGCCTGCGGCGTGAACCGCACCCGGACCATCTCCACCTTTCGCCGCGCCTTCGCGGCCACAGCTAGGCGTCCTCCGCGACGCCCGAGAACACCGGGTGGAACGAGATCGAGAATGGCATCTCGTCCAGCTCCCTCGACCACCTGGAGTGGACGATGTCCCCCGCCTCGTTGCAGGCCGCCGTCCCGACGTGGACCCCCGCAGCGGCCAGTCCCCGGGCGAAGCTCTCGCACGAGCGGAAGTCCGACTGTACGAGCCTCATGGCGTCCCGTCCGTAGTCCGCGAGGTTGAAGCTCTCGACTCCGAAGACGTTGGCGATCCCCGCCTGGTAGACCAGGACCGCCCGCTCGACCTTGAGATACGGCATCTCTCGTACCTCCTCTCTCTGGACGTTTACCCCTCTAGCTCCCGCTCCCGCTCCCGCTCCTGCTCCAGCTCCAGCTCCCGCTCCAGCTCCAGCTCCCGCTCCAGCTCCAGCTCCCGCTCCCGCTCCAGCTCCAATACTTCTGCTTACGTGAGCGTCGCATCTACTTCACGCAGCCAAAGCTCTCGATACACTCCTTCATCACGTAGAGGTCGCCCGGGAGCTTCTGGGCGTCCTTCCACTT